CTTCGGGAGCCGAAGCCGTTTACACTTTTACGAACATTGATGATTTTAAGAAATTCATAAAGGGTGGTGGGTTCTATAAACTTTCTGATCCGTTGTTTTATCCTGATCCCAATAATGCTGATGCAGTAGGTATTTCCGAAATTTATTTTGTTCGTGCAGCTAAAACTACTGCACCCGTTATGACATTTACGGCCACAGGTGGAGGTAAAAATGGTGGTACGTTTAAGGTAAAATGTAAGGACGAAGGAACTGGAGCAAACGGTGTAGTGACTGGAACGAATCTTTCGTCTGGTTATGGTTTCCTCATTGTTCCAGGAGTTGAAGACCCTGCTAAATTTATTCTCCAGATTTGGGGAGGTACGTTTACGGGACTTTATGAGGGAGATAATCTTCCTTTTGACGGAGTAACCGCCCTCAATTCTCAGCCGATCCTTTATGCTGAATCTCCCGAGTTTGATAATATTCAAACTTTATTGGATTGGGCGAATACAAGTGCGGCATTCAATAATTATTTCGTTCTTGACAGCTCTTCGGCGGTTACTGGAACGGGAGCTGTTGTTGCCGTTGATGTAGAAAATTATGGAGCATGGAGCGAAGAAGGAGGAAACCTTGCAACCGGAGGAACTATTACTTATGATACAGCAGGTACGACCACTTATTTAGATCAGGTTCTTTCCGCTGTAGCTGATTCCGACTATAACATGGTATTCACCGACCAATTCGGTTCTAATGCTTATGGTACGGTTAATAAAAAGATTCTGCAGCATATAAATAATGATTCTCGTTTCAAACGTTTCCTTTGGGTTGGTGCATATAATACAAAGGATGAATTCAGCGAATCGTTAGCCGTTGCTCAGAATTTTGATAATTGCTATGTACAGGTCGTACACGGTGAAGTAGGAATGGCTTCTGAGTTGATTGGTACGGGTTATCGCTGGTGGGGAGTTATGTACAATCTCGCTTCCATGGTGGGTCGTACGGCTGGTAAACCGCCTTATGTCCCTATTACTCAGAAATCTATCGGTATAGACAAATTACGGCACATTCTTAGCAAAGATGAGCAGAAACAAGCCTTAAAGAGAGGATTGTTAGTTACTATCTTTAATGCAGATACCGGAAATTTCGTGATTTTGCAGGGTGTAAATACGTTGCAGGATAATGAATCTTTGTTCAATAGCAAAGGACAGTCCTTCTCTATTCAGTTTATGCGGATAGTAGATCAGCTGAACAGAGAGCTCGTTATAAACAGTTCGATTGATTTGCTCAGCGATGAAAATGGTGTGAATGCAAATACGCTTCGTGCTGGCGATGTACAGAACTGGACTATTGCTTATCTTCAGAGCCGAGTAGCTACGATATCGCAGGATAATTTAATCCTCTCATTTAAGGATGTGGTAACTACCAAGAAGGAGGATTATTACTACACCACATATAAGATAATGGTGAACAATGAAATCACGAAATTGTTTTTCCAGGGCTATTTAATAAGAGCTTAAATGGATTTTCATTTTTCAAAGAGTTTAAAAATAAATAAAAATATATAAAAATGGCAGGACCAAGAACTTTTACAGCTCCTAATGCGCTTATTACTATCGGGAATAAGACTTGTGGATATGTTCGGACAGTAACTTTTACAGAGAATACTCAGAGAGCGACTGTTCGTGGATTAGGATCGTTAGCCGCTGACGAATTACCGCCTGTAGCGTTGGATAATCAGTTCTCTTGTGATATGTTCTTTTTGGATTTCAGTGCTCCTGGAATGCAGGAAATAACACGTAACCAAGCAAGTGTTGAACAGATTTTGAATACTCTATCGTTAGGGGATTTCGGATTTACATTGGTAATTTATCGTAAGACGATACGTACTCAGAATAATGCGAAAATAGTTACTGAAGTGAATTTAGACGGCCAAACTGTCGTGATGATTCCGGAATGTTTGGTTACTTCTAAACAATTTAGTCTTTCCACAGAAGGAATCGCAGGGTATAATGTTAGCGGTGTTTACCGTGAACCCGTTTCTACAGCAGAAAATTAATACAATAAAAACAGGAAAAGATGGAAGCAGAGTTAAAATTTGAATTCAAAGGGAAGGAATATAAGATGTCTCTTCCTAATGTTGGTCAGTATATGATGATGGAGGTATTGCGTCAGCGATACACCGACGGTCAGTATGGGGCAATGTTAAAGGGCGATTATTTAAGCCAGGAAGCTACTTACATGGTGGAAATGCGTATCATTATGCAGGTACTTTGTCCTGAATTAACGAGCGACTTAAAGGTTGATTTTGTTGATTTGGGTTTGAAGGACTACACCGAGTTAAGGGAGCTTTATATGGAAAAGATTCGTCCTTTCATTAATGATATGGCAGCAATGCTTTCTACTGTACCAAAAAAGTAAAGGATCATGAACGCTGACGATGTACGTGATTATGTCGTTCGGTGGAATAATAAGTTTCCTTGTGACAGGTGGTGGCGACAAAAACACGGAGTCGCATTTGGCTCCCCTGAGCACAGGGAAACTTCTTTTATAGACCAATACTTTGAGTTTGTAGAAGATATGATGTTTGCCGAATTGCAGGAGGAACGTAAAAAAGCAAATGAGTACGTCCCTAATGAGGGTGACTTTATGAAAGTGGTCGTACCTCCTGAGGATGAAACGATGGAAGATTTCGTGGAACGTTGCCGACGTGAATTTGGCATAAAACCAAAAGAATAATAAAAATGGCAGGCGAAGATAAAAGAATACGAGTATCAGCCGATACCGCTCCTATAAATGATATAAGGAATTCAGTAGCTTCACTTTCAAGGGAGTTGCTGAGTTTTTATAAGGAGAATGAACAGATTTGGAGGAGTGGAGTTAATAGTTTAGAGAAACAGATACGTTTACTCGAGAAGAAAAATTCTTTAGAACGACCGACACAAACAGATGCTCGTACTGCTTCTCAGACACAAGCGCAAGTTTCTTCACAGGTAACACAGCCTTTTGACTTTGATAAGGGAGGTTCGGTGGAGATTTTGGATGATATCAAAACTATTCTACAGCAAATACTCGCTAAGGAAGATAAAGAAAGTACCAAGCCTCCGAAAACAGATGAAAATAAAGTTCCTGGAGATAGAAGTAAGCATGATGACACCGTCCAGGCTTCTGAAATTTGGAGGAGAAGAGGGAGAGATGTAACTACTTCCGTAGGAGATTTAGCGATTGGTAAACCTACAGCGATGGGGAATGTGGTTAGTTCCTTGTTTTCCACGTTGGGTTCTGGTTTAATGAAATCAAATCCAATTTTGGGAGCTGCTTCTTCCGTTATTGGGGGGGTCGTTAGTGGTTTAACTGAAATAGTAGGAAAAGGATTAGAAGCACGAGCTCAAGCTGAAAAAAATAGTTTAGGGTTAGCCCAATTGATAGGTAGGGGGGTAAATGAAGTAACTTCCAGTTCTATTTCTAAAAGTTATGCAAGATCTTTAGGGCTTACAGGTTCTGAATTTGCTGCAAGCCAAGCAGAATTAATACGTGCCGCCGGAGGTAAGGGGTTTAGTGTTTATGGAAATGAAACAGCGAACGTCCTTGCAATGCAACGTATAACAGGGCTTGATCAGGGAAGTATAAATCAATTACAAGGTTCTCAGCGTTTTAGTATAGGTGGGGTTGGTTCTACTACAATAGTTGGAACAATAGAAAAATCTTTACGACAAGCTGGAAAACCCATAGAAGAAATTCGTGCTACATTAAAGGAATATGTAGATACTTATAATTCTACCAGCCAAAAACAGCTGGATGTTATGGGTCGTTTTGATTCTAAAGAATTGGTCGGTGCTTTGATGGCTATACAGCAGGCTACAGGAGCTGAAGGGAAGCAGTTGAGGAGATATCAAGAAGCATTCACAGGACAATCTATAGCAACGGATGATGTTACGAATGCTTTATTATTGCGTACTGCAAGGAGATTGAATCCTAATGGTACGTACAGTGATTTGATGGCCGATATTGAAAAGGTTCGTTCTGGTGGGGATCAAGATTTTATGAAATCCTTTTTGGGGCAAATACAAGGTATGTCAGGGAATAAAGAATCATATCGTATGATTCTTAAAGCTATATTTCCTAACCTTTCTCAGAATGACATAAATGAATTTTCAAATACTGGAAATACAGATATGTTATTTGAAAAGATAAAAGCTGTTTCAGGAGATTATAATTTAGATACAGCGAGTAAAATGGTAGGCATTATGGAAGCAAATAATGCTTATCAGAAAACTATGCTCGAAAGGATTGGAGAAGGAGCTATTCCTTTAGTAGAAGCCACTAATAAAATGCTTGATTCTTTAAATAATATATTACTATATTTAAATCAGCATGGAATAAGTGGGGCAATAGAACAAGGGGTATTGAACATGGAAAAATATATTCCTGATTTTATTGTAGAAGAACAGAAAAAACAAAGAGAAATGTCTGAAGAAATTTTGAAAGAGACAAATTTAGTAAAGCGTTCTATCATGAATATAGGTCAGAATATAGATAAATTACCTATGATTTAAAAATTTATTATATGTTTTTAATTTGGAAATACATAGGAAAAGAAAACCTCCCTATCGAGAAATTGCCTGAATATAAAAATGTTTATTCAGAAATGTCTTCGGAGGATATTTTAAAATTAGAATATAAGCCTCCTTTTGCAAAAGAAGAATTTAAAGGATGGACTAACAGAGAGTCTATTTTAAGAAAATATACAAAAGAAGAATTAAAAGAAACAGGCGGAGAACCTAAATTTGTAAAGCCTGAAACATTTTTATGTTATGATGATGGGAAAATTGCAGTCAATTTAGCTTCCATTCCTAATGCTAACTTATTTTTAGAACAGAAAGGATTCGATGCTTTTTGGAGTGAAAATTACAAGAAATTAATAGAGAACGATGGGTATGTTCCTGCAGAAACAGTTCCACAAGGAGAGGGAATAAAATATCGAAATTTGAATGTTCGGATTTGGATATATAGCCGTGCATTGGAAAAGATATTGGATGTTTCTCCTTTTGTTATTAATTGCAGTACCAGCAAGACAAAGGAGATGGGGTCATTTTCAATAATGTTACCTCCTATTTTATCAAACGAAGCCTTTGAAGGAACTAAATATGATTATACTCATATTTTCAATACTGAAGATTATGACGGTAATTTGAATTGGGATTTTTTTGAAAAAAACATACAGTATAATGATATAGTATTTTTACGATTTGAAAAGTTAAAGTTAGAGAATGAGTTGGAAAATACTTATTCTGGAAACCTCATAATACCAAACAGCAGGCTTGGGAATCAAAGTGAAGATATACCAGAAGAAAATTCAGAAGGAGAATTTAAGGTATGGGATATGATAGGTTTGGTAGATGATGTCATTTCTTCTTATAGTTCTGAATATGATAAGTTATTGACAATTAGTGGGCGTGATTTAACTAAACTCATCGTAGAGGATGGCAGTTATTTTATTCCGTTGAAAAATACCGAAGGAAGTCAGGATAATTGGTTTTATGGTGGAGATAAGACTTCTCAATGGTTTAAACGGAATGTTGTTTCAGGTAATTATGATAATATATTTAGCTGGGATTTTCGTCGCATAAATGAAACATTTGCTTTTATTATTAGCCAGTTGGCAAATTTAGGAATAGTTTCCAATAATCTGTTTTCATCTTATGGAGATAGAACAACGGATTCTATTTCTATGAATGACAAAGGTTTATTTGAACTTTCTGATAGAAATAACGGTATTTGGAAAATAGTTAAGGTATTCATAGAAAAAGCATTGGAAAAACGTGCTTTAGTGGATACTTCTTTTGCAAATCCGGACGGCACAATACAAGACCTGATGCAAAGGTTATGCCAATATCCATTCGTTGAATTTTGGGGAGATACTTATATTGATACTTTTGATTTTATAGTACGACAGCCTCCGTTCTCGATGGAATCTATTACACAGGTAAAGGACGAACACTTGTATGTAGAAATTGAAAAGGAGGATTTACTTTCCGTTTCTCTTTCTTATGATAATACGTATTATTCATGGTATCAAGTTTATCCTCAAAATGCTTTCATTGCGAATAGTGGGTTTGCTTCTTTAGCCTTTGTTCCTATAATTTTCTATGATGAAATAGCACAAATATACGGGAATAAAAAATTGGTGGTAAGCGATGTTTATATTTCTATGGAAAGTTTGAAAGGTAAAGATGGAGAAGATAATTTTAATACGTTTTCAAAATCTTTACTGAATGACCTTTTGTTCTTAGTGCAGTCTTATAGTTATTTACCATTTACTCGCAAAGGAACGATCACAATAAATGGAGATAGAAGGATAAAAGTAGGTTCATTTGTTAAACTAAATTCGACAAATGAATTGTTTTATGTTACCGCCGTTACTCAGAATTATGCTGGTGGAAATAATTTAGATAGAACCACCACTATAACAGTTGAAAGAGGGATGTTGATGGATTATATTTTTAATCCTTATAAAAACGTTCCAGTAGGAAGCACGGGATTGAATGTGGATTCATCAGGGGCAAAAATTGATGCAAGAGGAAGTATTAAGGGAGTTAAAATAACTCAAGAAAAAGGAACTTTGACTTCCAGTAAACCATGTTATTTTAACATAATTGATATAGAAAAGATAAGAAAAGATATAATAAAAACAAGGCAAAATTCATCTGCGACTTCTTTTGGGACAGCTACCTATGGATTTAATAAAGATGTTTTTGAATTTTTTGTTAAAAGAAAAATGTTTGAAGAAAATCAATGAGAAAAAAAGGAGTTTCACGGTTTGGTCAATATAATACACCTCCTAAGATTGGAGTTGGGTATGTATATATTCCGGTGGGGATTGACAGGGATGAGTTTGTTCAAACTTGTTACCGAAGGTCTCGTATTTCTATTATGTTGGATCAGGGGGGAGTGGTTATAAATGAATGTTATATAACCCAAGAAGTATTGAATAATGTAGTATTTCCGGATTTTAATGGGTTGACTGGTACTCCTATTGTTTTTGTTACGGATGATTTTAATACAAAGCCTATAGTTGTAGGAACTTTGCGTGAACCAGATAATTATAATGTCCGTGAAGATGGAGAAATGGTTCATGAAGTTTCTTATGGAAATACAATAGTAAGCGTTTCGGGAAGCGCAAAGGAAGGAACTTTGGGGATTTCTATTTCAGGCCAATCACCTAATAAGATTTTCATATCTTGTGTCGGAGGAGAGGAAAGTAAGATAGAAATAGAAGCTGACAATGAAATTTCTATAAAAGCTAATTCCAAAGTAGACGTAACTGCATACGAAGAACTTTCAGTTAAAATGAAAGATGTTGATAGTGAAATTGTTTCTGAATTATTTGCCGATAAAGATTCTTTGCAATTACGCAGGGATAAAAATATTATAACTTTTGACAAGGGAAATATTCATATAGAAACAGATAAAGAGGTCAATGTAAACGGGGGGAAGGAGCCTGTAGCATTGGCCGAAACAACGATAAAAAAGTTGGATACTATTATGCAGTATATAATGATTTTGAAAGCAGCTTTGATGAATTCTTCTACAAGTGCCCCAGGAGTTCCGGATAGTGCTGCACTTTATAAGACTAATATAACAGCGGCGATAACGCCTATTTCCAGTATCAAATTTGATGAAATTAAGGCAGAGGATTTGTTTACGGATTAAAAATTATTTTGTATATTGTATGAAAATTTGGGATTATGGCTTCAAAGGTTGGATTTATAACGAATAAGGCGATAGGTGCTGCTACTGAATTAGGTAAGGCAACCCTTTCGGCTTTGTACCCTAATGATTTTGAGGCTTATCTTATGGCGATAGAATTGACAGATTCCAATGATAAAACTATAGATTATCTTACGTTTCCTGTCATGCCAGAAGGAATCACCAAGAGAGAGCCGAAACGTACTTCTGTAAAGAAAACTTCGTCCGGTATAACGGTACTTACTTCTCCTTCGTTTGTTCCTCAAGAAATAAATATACAAGGGGATTTCGGTAGGTATTTCAAGATACTTTTAGATACCGGAGTAGCCTATGCAGATTCGGCAGATAAAAGCAAGTACAGCGTAAAGGCTGGAAAATATGAACTTTCACAGATCAATGAGGGTAAATCTTCTAAACGTGGGTTGATGTTATCTTTTCCCTCGTTCGATATGAATGTGAAAAATGGATATGGTGCAATCAAAATTTTGAAAGCTATAATATCCAAGAGCAACGGACTTGATTCTACTGGAAAACCTTTTAAGTTGTATTTTTATAATATGGCTTTTGGGGAGAGTTATTTAGTAACTGTCCCACAAGGAGGGTTAACAGTTTCGCAGCAACAAGGTAAGAATATGATTTGGAGATATTCGCTTACTCTTACAATTTTAGCTCCTTTGAGCCAAACTAAAGATGGAAGCAAAGGTAATTTAGTTTCCGCCTTAACGAGCGCAGCTATACAGAAAGGAGTGAATGATGTGGTTAAATCAGTTACAAATATACTTACATGAACGCAGCATTAGACAGATTCTATGAGGTGACTGGTTATAACATAACCGCATTTTTTGAAAGTGCGATTGATTTTATCAGCATTCAATATCCTCTTATAATTGATTTTTACAACGGAGGGGATTATCCGGCCAACGTGTTTTCTCAGTTAAATTCTTTATTGAAAGAATGTGAAAAGATAGAACCGTTATTTGAGCTGAAGAAAAACATGCTCGATAATATGGATTCCTGGGAATTATTGGATGTTTTTAGTGATGTGCAGGCAAAATTATTGACCATTGCAAATTCTTCCAGGTGGCAAAGGAGTTCCCGTTTGGGAGTATATAGTTCTACCATAAATGTAAACCAGCTTCTAAAGACATATCAAACGTTTGAGGGGGTTGCTAATTCGTTCTCGTTGGAAAACCCACAGGACGATTGGATGGATATAGCCAAAAAGAATGAATTTTTGGAAACTGATTATTCACCTACTGATTCTAAGGGTCTTTTTGTGATGCCAATTAATAACGCAGGTAATAGTCAGATAGATAATGTAGTGGATAATTTAGCATTGGTAAAACAAGAGGACGGTTCTTATTTGAGTCTATCTATGGGGAAGGATATCAATAAGAAGTTTTCATTTAAAGATGGAGATGTTGATACTATTCAATTCCAAGCAGCATTAATACAGGCGTTTGATACAATACTGAAAACTCAAAAAGGAGGCATTCCGGAGTTTCCGAATTATGGGTTGCCGAATGATATGGTTGGTTCTACTGTAAATGCTATGCAGTATCCTATTATATTTAAGGCGATTTCAAATATGTTCCAATATGATAGCCGATTCAAAGAGGTACAGATATTGGATATTTATAGGAAAGAGGATAATATCTTTATGAAAATAGAGGCACGTTCAGTCACTAATGAATCATTGGTAAACACAATTCAGTTATGATAACTAAAGTAAATACAACGATACAGAATCTTAAGAACTTATTTATAGAAATATTTATAAATAAGACGAATAAGGTAACAGACATTACCGAGAATTCTGTGTTGAATGGAACAGCCTTTGGTGTGGCAAAGGTAGGACAAAAGGCAATTAAAGATATTTTGATCATTGAAGCACAGATTTTTCCTGATACTGCTTCTGGGGCTTATTTAGATAAAGCCGTCGCACTTTTCGGGGTAAGCCCTCGACGAACTACCCCTTTGCAGTCTTCTACTTTTGTTCGGGTATATGGACAGAATGGAACTACTTATTCCTCCACGGGACCGAATAGGACTGTATTTATAAATACCAACGGAGTTCGGTTTTTAGTTGAAGAGGATTTTACGATTCAGGGAGTTTTGCAGGCAGATGGAACGTATGCTCCTAATTATGGTTATGTAAAAGTAAGAAGCGAACAGGCTGGTTCTTACACTAATGTGGAACCAAATACCATTAATCAAGTCAATCCAGTTCCTCAGGGACATATAGAATGCACAAATGAATATTATGCAATAGGAGGACAGGATGTTGAGGATGATGAAACTTTTAGAGCCCGTATAAAAAACAATAATAATATTCTGAGTAGAACGACTATTGAATATTTAACACAGTTGTTTCAACAATTCAATCCTAATATTCTGAGGGTCATGAATGTCGGTTTAGGAGAAGGAGGTAAATATTATATACGAGTTGTTACTCAAAATGGGATAGAACTTACTCAGAAAGAATTGAATGATTTATTGATACAGGCTGCTCCTTATTTTCCTATTATAGACCTTAATCTTTCTGGAAATGTTATTGGCACGGAGATAGTCAATATAGAATGGTTTTATGTAGGAAGTAGTTTTGAACAAGGGGGAGTTGATTTTCGTATAGAAATTGATTCAGCTTATGATATAAATACCGTTCGTAAAAACATACAGGTGAATTTAACCAAGTATTTGGATTTTAGGTATTGGACACAAGGTGAGAAAATAGTCTGGAGTGATTTGTTAGAGATAGTCAAAAATACGGATGGGGTGGTTTCTGTTCCTTCGTTGTATTTCTATCCACAAAGAGATGAAACTGTACCTATATTTCAGTTGCCTCGCATTAAAAAATTCATTATGAGGGATTTATCTGGTAACATTTTGTATGATGCAGGAAGTTCCTTGTCGGCTGTATTTTATTCGGCTAATAGTGAATAAGAATGGAAAATTTTTTGTATTTTTGAGCTAAATAGGAAATGATATGACTACAAGTATTGAAAGAATTATTTCGGGAGGTGTGGCTGCTATGTTAGGGGTCATAGCCCCATTCCAAACGATGGTTCTGTGTGTAATGGTTTTTATCGGTATTGATTTTATAACGGGAATTCTTGCAAGTTATAATCGCTATAAAGAAGCAGGTAAAGCAAAGAAATGGAGGTTTGAATCTATAAAAGCATGGAGAACCATTTATAAATTAGTTTTTTCGCTGGTAGCTGTCATTTTGACATGGGTTATGCAAGAATATATAATTCCATTTTGGGATTTGAAACTCGTAAATATAGTTACAGGGTTTATATGTGGTGTTGAATTTTGGAGTTTTATGGAGAATGCAGCGGATATTTCCCATTATAAGGGTTTCCTATGGCTGAAGCGTATAACTAAAAGTAAATTTGCCAAATACGATGATGAGATAGGGGAATTATTAAGAGAAGAAGACGCTAAAGAAAATGGAGGTAGTATTAAAAAGGAAGATTAAAAATGAGAAATTCACTTTGGGGGAATTTCTTATAGATGGGAATAAATTCTATTCCCTGGAAGACCCTGTCCGTAAACTACCTACAGAATGCCCCTATACTTCAAAGGGATTGCCTTGTAAATGTCCTGAAAAAATATATGGTGAAACTGCTATACCGGAAGGACGTTATGAATTACGTTGGAGTTATTCTCCTGCTTTTGGTATTTATATGCCTGAAATAGTTGATGTTCCTCATTTTCAAGGAATTAGGTTACATTGGGGAAACTATGTGAAAGATACCAAAGGATGTCCTTTGATCGGTATGACAAAAGACGATAAAAATGGGAATGTATGGCGTACCAAGGAAGCACGTGATATCTATTACCCTATCATAAAATCAGTTTGTGAAACTGAAAAAATGTATATAACAATATGTTAAAAATAATCTGGAAAATAGTAAAGAGTAATTGGAAGATAATCATAGTGGTTATTTTGGCCGTTTTGCTATTTTTCGCACATAATAGGATTGAGGCTTTAAAAATAGAAAGAAGCCGCTTAGAAAGAAATCAAGATACTCTGTTAGATACATTGTCGAATGTGAAGTTCAGGGATTCTTTGAACAGAGCTTCTATAAAGGTTCTTGAATTTAATTTGGATGAGTTAAGGCAGTACCGAGCAGAAGACGCAAAACTTATAAAAGATTTGAAAATACGCCTGAAAGACGCTCGGGCTATTGTAAAAACGGAGATAGTTACCAAGATAGAATATAGGGATAAGCTGATATATATTGGAGACAGCATCCGAAAAATTGAGTTTAAGGACAGATGGACAGATTTGGATATAACCCTTCGTCCAGATGACCAATATGATTTGAAACTCCAAACAACGGATTCTCTCACCCAAGTATTTCATAAAGTATGGAAACATAAGTTTTGGTTTATACGTTGGGGTAACGGAGGGATACGTCAAGAGATAATCAACCATAACCCGAATTCATCTATAAAATACTCAGAAGTCATTCAGTTAAAGAAAAAATAATGCAACCAATTATAACCACAACGGAAACTACTTTACGGGGACAATCATCTATATTGCCTCCGAATATTCTTGTGGCTTTGTTTTGTTATATTTTTTCAAATACGGGGGTTGAAATTCCTGCTGATAAAGGAGTAAAAATATCTCGTTATCGTTCTTCTTATGATGGGGGGAATACATGGGGAGAATGGGTTGATTCTGAACCAAACCCCGCAGCATTCACAAAGGAAGTAAATGATAATTTCATATTTGAATTTGAAAAGGTAGACACCTCCTTATTGAATTCACACCCTGTCTTTGAGAAACTTTTCTTTTCTCAGTTTTTTGATTTCTATGATGATGGAGTATTGAATTGGGCGTTTAATGTTTTGGAAAAACTGTATGCACCAGGAATCATCCCCACATATATAGAACGTAATTTGGATTTCTGTTCCTATTGGTTGGCTATATGTCATAATTTCGCATTTATAGAACAGTATGGTGCGAAGTTCGGACAGATAGATACAAATGAAATACTTTTCAACAAGTTCTTAAACGAACGAGGACTTATAACGACTACAGTTGACACTCCCGAACAAAGGCAATATCTTTTTAATAACTATATAGAGGAATATCGTAAGAGAGGTAAATTGGCTATTGCAGAAAAGGGAGAAATTATCAATGGCGAATTTTTAAGATTAATACGGTATGGATTTGATGATGAATTTATTTTTGCCGTTTTAGGATCAAAAGATACAGGATGGTGTGTGGCTCATAGTTCTCCAATGTGGTCTTATTTGCAGACTATAGAAGCAGTAGATAAATCCAAAGGAGATATAGCCAGATACCCAACGACAGGTTCTGTAACTATTGCAAATGGAGTTCTGTATCCTAATGCTACAGCAGAAGGAAGTGGAATAGGAGCAAATACGGATAATTCTTTGCTGTTTCCGTTGAATGCAGGCAAATCGTATGAAATAAGTTTCTTACTTCGTGTAAGTTCAGATACAGCGAATAAAATTCAAAATTTGAAATTTGGAGTAGATGTATTTGATGTGAATTATTCTCCCATTACATGCACGATGATGAATGATACACGGGATGCCACTAATTATTTTCATACTGGAGAATTGATGCCCCAATTGGTGAATCAGAATGTGAAGGATGGATATAGTGATTTTCTTGTTCGTGCGGTTGTAAAGGATTTTACATTTAATGAAAATTTCGCTTTACGCTGGCCTGATGGATTCGCTTTACGCTGGCCGTCTAATGCGAAATGGTTTACTCCTAAAATAGTTCAGGTTTCCGGGGGAGATATTACCCCTGTTCAGATTTTGAATGTAACAGTAAAGCCTCAGACGCTTTCTTATACCGATAATACTATTCCTTATGGATTCTCTCAAGGATTCATGGGGACTAAAAATATTATAGCTTCTTTTATTGTGAATAATTCTTACTATTCGCAAAGTGAAATAAAGGAGTTTACAAAAAGATATCTGATTGATTATAAAAACATTATACTAATTGAATATTTGTCAACAGGAGAAGAACCTTATTTTCTGTTTAGTAAACATGAGGATAGGCTTGCAGCAGCCGGAACTCCTCCTGTAATAAATGAAATACAAACTAATAAAAATTGGGTATTAACTTTAAGTAATTAAATATCATGGCAAAAAATTTAGGATGGGCTCAGTTTAGTCAAATAAGCGGTACAGGAAACGCAAGCGTTTCCGTAAGTACGGCCTCTGCATATCAGGGAAGAGGCCAGCGGAGTCAAATAATAAAAGGAACCGCTGGAAGCGGAGCTAATGCAGTGACCGATCAATATACATTATACCAAGATGCAGGAAATGAATTCTTAACAGCTACTAATTTAACTTATCAAGTAAATGCAGCAGCAGGGACCCTTGAAGTTAGAGGGAGAAGTAATGCCGCACAATTAGCATTTACTTTGCCCTCTGGTTCGTTTCTTTCTTTACCTGCAAATTACACAGTAACTCCAGACGGTGGTTCTGCAATTACTGTTCCTATAGGTTCTGCAATCACAGGAGACCCTGGATTAAAAGGACCTTTTACGTGGAAAATCGCACTACCCTATACAGTGAATGGAACGATCACTCAGAGACAAAATACTTTATCCGTTGCCGTTGTTGGTAATACAGAGTTGAAAGTTAATGTTACTATCAATCAGTTAGCAGGGGCAGCTACATTGACGATAATTCCTTTGGCGATGACATTTGCAGCTACTTCGGCAGGGGCTCAGAATTTACAGATAAGTTCAAATGCTTCTTATAGTATCGTGGCTTCTGATTCGAGCTGGATTCAAGTTAGTGCAAACAGCGGAACAGGAAATAAGACTATTACTGTAAACGTGACTCCTTATAATGGCCGAGTTAATCGTACCGGAACGGTGGCTGTAACAACGACTACAGGTGGAGCGTCAGTAGTTAGAACTTTGACGATAACTCAGGCCGCAAAGGACGAGTATGTTACTTTTGGTTCTCCCTCTTATTCAATAGGTAAAGCCGGAGGAACTTTGAATCTTATTGCGATTTCTAATGCGAAAGGGTTGAATTTTCAGGTTGTTTCTGGAGGAACATTGTCTGTTACTATTCCAGGAACTTTTTCGGTAAAAGGATTAACGACAGGAACGACTATTGCTTCTGTTACCAATAATAAATATTTGAGTACGGATTTGGGTGCTTCAGAAGCATTTGAAGCGACTGTTCCTCTTAGTATAGGAGCTAATTATACGATAAGTGAAAGATCAGTTCAAATAAAAGTGACGACCAAAGACGGAGGAGTCGTTGCTACTGTAACCATTACACAAACAGCAGGAGATGTATCGTTCTCATTCACGCCTAAATCGGGTCGCCTTACATATAGCGGAACTCCCGCTGTTACGGTTGCGGTAAGTTGTAATACAACGTGGGCACTTTCTGTTGTTTCTTAAAAATACATTTAGTATATTTGTAATTAATTTGTAAATATGGCTGGATTAAATTCGTTAGTAATTTCACCTACAAGCGGAAGCGGAAATGCTACTGTGAGTTTATCTGCTGGGATAAATGCGGGTAGAGGTGAACGTTCTAATGTTATTCGGGGAGTTGCAGGAAATAATGGAGCTTCAGACGAATATACGATTTATGAAGATCCTATGCCAACCGCTGCCGTATGGCTTCCAGCTTCTGTAAATCCCAAGATTAGTGGAAATGGAAGACAAGTTATTTTACAAATAGATCAGCAAGGAACAAACAGTAGGGGGATTAGTTCTCTTTCCATAGGTGGTTCAGGAGGTTATACTCCTTCTTATCAATGCCAATATAAGACGAGGGATAGCGGTTCAGTTTGGACGAATTTCACTCCAGGAACCCCAATTCCTGGAGACCCTGGATTCACATGGGTTTATGATATGCGTATTCTAATTACTGTATCTCAAAATCCTTCTACTACAGCTTCTCGTTCTTTTTCTGTGTCAATGCAGTTGTACGATATGGGGGCTCCTTTAACTAATACGATAACTCAGTTGAAGAGGGAATTGATCCATTATACTGTGAACGTGGGCAGTATTATGCCTGTTGATCCATCTATGGGAAGCAGTACCCAATGGAAGATGGGTTTCTATGGAGCAGTAGTAGATACTTTGATTGATGGTAATTTCATAGTTTCTAAAAATAATGGTGATTTTGATATATGTAATGTAAATGGAATTGTGAATGATTATGGTAAAAATAGTTTGTTGATTTATAATGAACAAGGAAGCCCCTGGACAAGAAATCCGGATGAATTTGATGGAAGTTTTTCAGGTTGGGATGGTTCAGGAACTTCACAAGATTCCGGTTATGTTTGTGATGGTGTAACAGCTTAAAGATAAATATATGAGCAGTCGGTTAAATTTTAGTAGAAATATATTCTTAGAAAAAGAGGAATTAGTAAAATTCCAGGATTTTCTATTGAGTGATTCCTTTTCTAAAATGATTTTGGGTTCGACCTTACATTTTGGAATAGTGGACAGTGGAACAGGCGAATCCTGTAAGGTAGTACAGGGTTCTCAGCCGCAATATATAGCAGTTAATCCTGGAGTTATTGCCACAAAAAGCAAGAATATAATTGAAATATTAAGCAAGCAAGACAATATCTTGATTCCTAATGATGGGGCGTATTATTATGTACGAATCCAGCCTCAGGAAGTGCGGTATGAAGACGGATTTGTGGAAGTAAATCCGGATGGTTCTGTGAATGCAAGCGGTAATATAGATTTCAGTAAAATAGTACGAGGTCAATCTGGTAGTGTTCCTTCTATGGTTCGTTTTGTAAAAGAATCTGATGGAGTAATTACTGATGCTCAGAATAACGGAATTTATGAGGTGGTAAGTTTGGGAGCAGCGGATACTGATGGGGTCGTTACCAGCATACAATTAACCACGAATCAAACATTCGTAAGAGAGGAAAATTTACGCATGATTGTTCTTGGAAGTTTACCCCTTACGTATGAATTTACAGATGAACAGTTAGGAGGGCTATATTTTTACGACCGCTATAGAATTTATTTGACAAAGGCGACAGTAGCTTCACCCATAGTCCCCCCTTTACCTCAGGGGCTCGTGGATCAGAATATGTTCGTATTGGCAGTCGTTAGGAATGTGAATAATGTGATAAGTATAACGGATGCACGGGGATTCACTTTTTATGATACAGATGGAACGTTGGTAGATTGTCAGTATTGGGCTTTCCAAAGCATAGGAGGAACAGCAGGAGGAGACTTGACTGGTACTTACCCTAATCCTCGTATAGCCCCAGGAGCAGTAGATGAAGAGAAATTAGCGGATGCCTCTGTTGGTTCAAGAGCTTTAAAGGATACCTCTGTTACGAATTCTAAGATAGCTCCCGGAGCAGTAGGAAGCGTTTCTATAGCAGCCGGAGCAGTAGGATATGAATATTTGAACGAGAGTGCTAAATTATATGATTTAGTGATTGATTCGAATGAAAAACTTGCTTTACTCCCCACTACCGAGGCTCGGAGTGTTTTTATAAAAGCAGGTATTTATTCTTTTGCAGGTACAGGAAGCGGGGATGGTTTAGAGATAAGCAATTTTGTTCAAAAAATAGATTGCGCAGCCAATGTTGAAATAATTATCAGCAATATTGGGACAAATGGTTCTGGAATATGGAGCAGTGATTCCCGTGATATTTTGATTAAAAACATGGTTGTCACTATGCAAGCGGGACGCTATGCGTTTCATAATATAAATCACTTGCATGATTGTAAAACGAATAGCAGTTTTTATGAATGTGATTATCTTGAGGGATGTGTTGCCAACAGAGGGTTTGTAGATTGTGAGCACCTTACATTATGCCGTTCTTCAGTAACGAGCGGAAATGCCTATGGTGATTGTAATTACTTGTTCAATTGTACAGCTTCCATAGTGGGACGTTTCGCTTCTGCTGTGTGCTTCAATAATTGTACAGTAGTCATAGGATGTGTAGCATTTATGTCTACAGAAGAAAATATTTCGGGATTGGGATATTCTGGGTGTAAGAAAGTTCAGCAATGTTCCGCAGTTGGAGCGGATTCTATCGCTAATGCTTATTCGTCTTCGTATGCCTCTTCTACGACTTCTTCTTCGTATGCTTGTGCAGACACCCCTGCTGGCGGTTTTAATAGCCTTGACACGTCTTATCTGGTAAGTTTCATATTTAGAGATGGAAGTACGCAGAATAGAACTGTTCCTGCTGGTGGTTCGATTACCGCACTTACTGATTCAGATTCAGAACCCGCTTATACCTTAACTAAATGGAATTTATCTGGAGGAAGTGAAAGTGTGTTACCTGGAAAACCGATTTCTAATGTTCAAGAAAATAGAATTTATGTAGGTGAATATCAAGAAAATCCATTCAGTGCTTTAATAGATTTTGATGGTGGTTCTTGGGAACAATCCTCTTATGAATGGCCTGCTGAATTAGCTGCTTCGGAATGTATCAGAGAACATGGAACCGGACCTGGAAATTGGAAATTGGAGCAAGGTCAATTAACTTTATCTGTCACAAAAGAAGAGCCTATAAAACAATTTGATGTAGCAATGTATCTTTCTGGAACAGCAGGTAGTCCTCTTGGTAATTTTGACCCTGCTGACGCTACTCCTGGTCAGTTACAACTTTTACGAGTGTATTATATGGATGGCGATCAGAAAAAAGTTCTTAATGAAGCTATGCTTCCTCAGCAAGAAGTTCAAAATCCAGGGCTTCCAGAAGAAAAGATCGTTAAGTATATGGTTTTTAACGCGAACGGATTCCAGGCTTCGACCTATTATGTAGTATATGGATATATATTAGAACCAGAAAACCCATGAAATTATATTACACAGTAAGCTCATATCAAGATACGCCACAACAAAACATAGGACTTTCGTTGGGGGGATATCGTTCTTCTACTTTCGTTAGGAATGACGAAATGAATAATTTGTTCGGAGATATTTCTTTGCTTTCTTTGAAACAAAATAGAAGTCAATACATTGCTATAATGATGAAGAATGAATTGGATGTTGTGGCTGTTAATGTCAGATTATTCTTTTCATTCCCAATGCCGACACAATGTATTTATCAATTAGCCGCCGTTATTCCTACAAAGGATAGCGACGGTAATGATGTGATGGAACGGACAGAAACAATTTATTCAAAACCTATGTATGGAACATTTGTTTCTCCTACGGAGCAATCTCCAGCGATTATAGGAGATATGCAACCTGGACAACAAATAGGGTTATGGATTTGTCGTTCGTTAGACCTCGATGCCGCAATGGAAGAATACAATGATGTTGCTGAACCTGATCCTACCTTTACTTTAGGTAAACGATATAAAAAGAAAGTACAGAATACGGAGGATAATGTTAATTTAAATATTTTTTGGGATTAAGGTTTGTATTTTACAAATACACTAACTATATTTGTAATTGGTATGGAAAGATTTGAACAAGAAATCATATTAAGAAATTTAGCGCATAAGGCTTCTTTAGCTAAAAGTATGGGGAATATTGAGCTGTTTGAAACTTATTTGGATTTGATTAATAAGAGTAGGGCAGGAATTTATAAAGATAATCCAGAGAATAGACGGTTGCATCGTGTTGGTATGCACTATGGACATACCTCCGAAGATAAACTTTCTACTGAAGAAAAATATTTTAAAAACGGAAGTTGGGATAAGGAACGTGTTGAAAAAGTTCACAAACCTATTATTCGTAAATATTTGAATAAGGTAAAACAAGTAAGTGATACCCCAACTGTTACTTTGATGATGGGAGCTCCTGCTAATGGTAAAGGAACTGTTAGAAAGTATTTGATAGAAAGAGGGGATTTGAATGACGATATAGTTGTAGACCCGGATGATATCAAAACAGAAGAGTTAAAAGATGATTTTGAAAGATATAGGAAAGTATATCCAAAAGGGGCTTCTCAAAAAGTCCACAAAGAAGGAAGTTATATTGCCGATAAAATAAAAGAAGGATTATCAAATCTGGGTGCTGATTTTATATTGGATAAAATGTTTGTGGATTATGATAAACTTTCAAAAACTGTTCGTGATTTTGGTGAGAGAGGTTATAATGTGAAAATAGTTGCTGTACAATTGCCTAATGTGAATGAAGCTATTAGGCGTATGGAAAGTCGTGGAAAACGCACAGGAAGATATGTTCCTCGTGAATTTATACAGGAAGCCTATAATAAATTTTCAAATACTTTTGAAAAACTAATTCAAAATATACCGGAAAATGTAGTTTCTATTCAAAGATTTGATACCAGCAGTGCAAAACCAGAATTAAAGTATAATTATAAAAAGTAAAACCATGGAAGAGAAGAAAGTAGGTGTTTGGAAACAAAACCATGAGGGGTATTGGTACACCCCGCGTACCTCTGAAAACCAGAGATTGTTTGATGAATTGATGAAGCGTAAACCCTATAAAGGGGATAGTTGGAAGACAAATATTGTTTTTACCAATGAAGAAATGGAATTTCTTGGGGCTTATAATTTAGATAAATTTGCTGATAAGTTCCCAAATGAAGCTTATTGGTATATGGAAGTATTAGATTAAAAATATGCAGGTTACGGAAGAACTTTTGCAGGTGGCTATTTCCACCTATAATGAATGTTTGGAAAAGTTTTTCCCAAATACAAATCATGTATTCCGGAAAACCCCTCGTAATTTAAAATCCATAACCAAAACTTTAGAATCCCTGACAGAGCTATCTTCTGGTAAAGTAAGGGATTTTGTCGTTTATGGATTTTTTTGTTTGGGGGAAACGAGAAATCTTGATAAGTTCAGCTTGAGTTGGATTTTTGGACCAAAAATTTTAAATAGGTATGCAAATGCAAGTACTCAGGAACTCTTTTACTTGCATGATTTTAAAAGAAAGTATAATATACAAAATACCGAAGAAGCCCCTTATAAAATGGGGGAGGAATATAAAGATTCTCAGAGGAGTATGTTTTATGGGACAGAAAGAGGATATTTATATTGCCTGAGTTTCGGAGGTCATTTGTTTGATATAAAAAATAGTTTATGTAAAAAATGTATTTATAAAAGTTATTGCAATGAAAGATAATGCCTTTGTTCCTTGTGTTGGGATGATATGTAAAGATTTATATATACGAGGAATAACTGGCTCCGAATATATTGGAGTAAGTGGTTTTATAGAATACGTTGGTACGAACTATTTTCTTGTAAGAATAGATGGCTGTAAAGAGATTTTAATCATTAAAGATTGTAATTATCCTTATATTCCACAAGGAAAATTCATCAAACCAGAGGGTATGAAATGGGAAGAAAAGCCGTGTAGCCAATGCGGTAAAAATCATTTTATTCAAAATAGAACGAAATGGCTTTGCCCGGATTGTGTGTTCAAAAATAATCATAAGGGAAAGACCAGAGAACAGGTTTACAAAGAACGAAGAAGCAATACCAAACCTAAAATAAAGAAAACAGGGGAACGAGAAATGTTTTTGGAAATATGGCAAGAACGTCCTCATGTTTGTGTAAAATGTGGCCGTCCTTTAGGAGATATCCCGCATACAGCATTTTTCAGTCATAAGAAATCAAAAGGAGCTTATCCTGAATTACGTTTGGTTAAAAAGAATGTTGAACTGGTGTGCTTTACTTGTCATCAAAAATATGAATTTGGGGATAGAGAAGATTTAGGTTAAAAAGTTTGCTAATTACAAATACAGTTAGTACCTTTGTAAAAATAATAAGGATTATGGCAGAGAAAGCAAAGAAAGTACTTTGGATCAAATTCAATGACCTCTCTAAATTAAGGATACGACTGGCAATGATTTTGTCATACACAAAAGAAACAGAAGAGGATTTTACAGGGAATACGTATTGTATTTATTTGAATTTTGGTATTCAAGAAACTGGAGATGTGCTTTTACCGCCTACTAAACTTTATTATTCCGACTCAACGCTCCGAGATAATGATATGTTAATTTTAGATTATTATTTTGGATTATGTCAACTGAACGAAAATTAATTGAGAATGTTACGCTGGTAGGAATACGGGATTATTTAAACGAGCATAGTGAAACCTTCAAAAAGCGTGGAGGAAACCCCGTAACAACTAACGATATTGTACGTTATGCCAAACGTGGATATATCCCTTATCACATGGGATGTAACATTATAAAGAGGGAAAATACAAATCAGTATTTGAAACTCTATTCCTTGTTAGAGGAAAAGGCAAAGATTGTAAGAACAAGAAAAAAGTAAACCATTTAATATTATGAAAACGTCTGTAAAGTATATTTGCGTCGCAGATACTGAAACTGGTGGATTGCCAGATTCCAATAAAAAAGCCTTTGACGATATAGCTCTTTCTGAAGTCGCTATGGTCGTTATTGACTGTGAAGAGTTAAAAATAGTGGATGAATATTCAGCCACAATAGCACCCTATAAAGAGGGATTGATCTATGACCCTAAAGCGGTTGAAGTAAATGGCCTTTCGCAAAAGATATTGGAAGAAAGTGGTTCTCAGCTAAAGGATGTGTATAAAACGGTAAAATCTTACCTTACAAAATACAAGAATCCTCGCCAAAAGGCTATACTTTGCGGACACAATTTCACAGGGTTTGATATGCCGTTTTTTGAAAATATGTTCACCTATTTTAATGACAATATTTATGATTTTGTCAAGTGGGTGGAAGATACTCAGAAGTTAGCATATTTTTCCATGTTGGAATCTGAAAACTACAAACTTTCAACCTGTTGCCTTAAATATGGGATTGATTTGCAAGAAGCCCACAGAGCATTAGCGGATACCCGTGCCAACGCTTTATTGATGATAGAATTCATTAAGAATATGCGTGGTTCTGGTAAAGAAGCAGCAGGTATAGTTCAGTCCAGACTTAGAGACCATTTTAAGATTTAAGTTATGGCTTCTATTTTGTCTACATATTCCCCTCAGCAGGGGGAATTGATTATCAATACTGTTCAGGAAATAATTGAACGACTTCCAGGAAAAGCCTTGGAACAGTTGTTGAATGGATTTTCTGGAGATGTGGACAAAATGGTGAGGGAAATCACTTTACAAACTGCTAACGTTTATTCTTTAAATTCAACGCTGGACAGCAGGGATTTAGATTATTTGGAAGATGTAAAAACTTCCATGGATATTTCATTAAAGAAGTTCTCCTATAATTATTTCAAAACTACTGTATTACCTAACTTTCATCAGGGATGGCGTAATTTGGAATGGGGGAATTTGATCCAGCTATTTCCAAAGTCAGCATTTTTAGCCTCGAGGTCTCACGGAAAAACGTATGAATTTTCTTTTGCTTTTCCTCTATGGAGGGTATATAGTTATGACAGGCCTGATTTCTTTGTTCAAGAGGATATTGACAATAAAAACAGGAAAGAAACAGCATTAATTTCAAACACAGCTACTCTCGGAAGATTGAATATAGGAAAGATAGTAGAAGAGATAAGTTGTAATGAAATTTTATCGCAAAAAATAAATCCAAACGGTAAAGCCACATTAAACGCTGAGAGTGTTGTTTCTGAAACAGGAAGTAAGATTCACATGCGTGGTAAAGAAGGATTTATTCGTGGGTTGCATGTAGGTGCAGTTGTAAATGACGACTTACCAGATGATAGTTCTATTTATTCGTCAGAACAGCGAGAGAAGCTGCTCAATATCTTTAAAGGAGCTATCACTCCCATTGTTGAGCCTTATGGGTTCAATCTTGTTTCCGGAACACCATACCAAGAACGAGACATTTATTATGAACTGAAAAAACCAGAAAGCGGATTTGCCGTTTTTGAATACCCCGCAATATTTCCGGATGGTAGGTTACTTTCTCCAGATAGATTTACGTTTGAAAAACTTATGGCAGAGCGTGAATCTTTAGGAACTTTGGTATTTGCTCGAGAATATCTTGTTGTACCTATTAGTGATGATTCTACTATTTTCCCCTATGAAATTTTGATGCGTTCCACCGCTGGGATGGAGAATATAAATTTTGTGGAGAACGTAGATTCATTTCCCATAAAAATGCAACGTATTGTTATAGGTTGTGACTTCGCTCGTTCTGGAAATGTGGGTGCGGACTATACTGTATTTTCAGTATGGGGAATTGACGCTATGCACAATTATTATTTATTGCATATATTTAGGGCAAAGGGGCTTTCTCATAACGAGCAATTGAACAGGATAATGACTCTTGACAGAATGTTTAAACCGTCTGTTATAGTGTTTGAAAATAATGGATTTCAATCTATTCTTGCTGATTTGGCACGGGAAAATGGAATGAAGAATATAAAAGAATTTACGACCACGTCTTCAAATAAGAAAAACTTGAGGGACGGCCTGCCGTCTTTGGCGGCTTTATTTGAGCGTGGTGTAATTAGAATACCTTATTCAAAGGTATTTGATACCAAAGATAAAGTGGATGCCTTGTTCGGGGAATTCAATTCAATTGCGTTCCGTAGCGATAAGGATTCATTAGAATCTGTTTCAGGTCATGACGATATGGTCATGTCCTCTTTCTTTGCAATAACTGAATTGAGAAATAATATGGTAGAATTCCGGGTTGACTGGGTATAATATTTTGAGAATATGGGAACTAAATTGAATCCTAATTTCATGGCTGAGTTATTCAAACTTATGTTTGGAAGCCGACCAATAATGGAAATTTGTAAAAAACATTTGAATTACACGCTGATTCCTAAAGAGTTATCAGGCTATAAATTTATATTGAGGGATTGCTTTGAACAGTTTGAAAGGACTTCTAAATTACCCTCGTTAGGCGTCATTGCGCAAAAATTTGATGATAATGAATCCATTCAACAAGCAGTAACGGAAATAAAGAATGCGGAACTTGTTGATGCGGAAATCATAATCGATCAATTAGAAAACTACATAAAAGATACTGAGTTTCAGATTTTAAGTAAGCGTGTCCATGATTTATATGAAAGTGGAAAAAAGGAAGAGTCTATACAATTAAATGCGGACGAAAGCAAACGCATTCTTTCCCTTTCTTTAAGAGACACAGGCGGTAAGTTTATGCACGTTTTCAAAGATTTTAAGGAAATCTATGAACGGAATAGGCATACCGTAATTGAGGAAGTTACTGGTCTCAAAGTTCCTTTTGGAATTGACGCTTTGGATGAACTTTCCAATGGGGGGATGGATACAGAAATCGGGGATTTGGCTTTATGGATAATGCGAAGCGGCGTAGGTAAATCCACAGTTTTGAGATGGGTTGGGATGAATTCCTGTTTACTGGGTATTCCTACCCTCCATATTCAGTTGGAGGGAAGCGCATTGAGCGCATATAATAAGTATAGCCAAATTTGGACTCATCAAAGCTATCGTAATATTGTTCGGGGAAATATAAGTGAAGAAGATTGGAAAAAGATTAACCGTACTCTAAATGAGATGGAACATTGGGGGAGGGAGTTAGAGGTTTATTCTTTTGAGAAGTTTGGGGAACCAAGTGTTTTGGATGTACGAAATTTGATTCTTGAATATGAAAAGATACATGGACATAAACCGAAGCATGTAGTAATTGACTCTTTAGACCTGTTAAAAACAGGAATGAATAATAAATTAGATAATGATCCGGCCTATATAAAATACAAGTTGCAGAAGTGTGCTCAATTACTCAAAAATATTGCTGTAGAATTCAAACTTGCGATTTCTCTTGCCACACAAACAGGGGATGTTCCTATGGAAATTTGGAATGACCCTGATAAAGTAATTGACAGAAGCTATACAGAAGGAGACCGAACATTGGTTAAACCTTTTTCCTTTGTATTTACGGGTAATAGAACTTTGTTGGAAGCCAAACAGAATTTCTTACGTATATTTTGGGATAAGGCTCGAGATTATCAATCACAAGGATTAACAGTAAAGATAGTAACCGATTTTGATCATGGGCGTTTTTATGATAAGATAGAAACGTTAAATCTTGGAGAAGCTGCTACAATAGCAGGAGGAAAGAAAGAAAAGAAATCTAAGAAAAATGAAGTAGTAGAGCAGGTATGACACAAATTGATAAAGAAGAGGTAATATCTGCATTAAGCCTAAAGCCTTTTGGAAATCAGGGTTGGTTTTCCAATAAGGACGAATGTCCCTTTTGTGGTAAGAAGGGAAAATGGGGGGTTATCTTTACAGAAGAAAAAAGTGGTATTTTTCATTGTTGGAAATGCGCCAATAAGACCTCATTATACAATTACCTCAAAGCGATAGGTCGGTTGGATTTGGCACAAGTAAAGTATGAAAGTTCTTTAGAATCTAAATTAGTCCCTCTCGTTTACGAAAAGAACTATGATTATGCGTTAGTATTACCGGAAGAAGTAAGTTTACCTCTGAGGCTGAAACCTCTCCAAAAAGACGAGTATTTAGATGGCCGTGGATTCCTGGAATTTCACTATAAAGAATTTGAGCCGAGTTATACGAAATCCGCATTGGAAAAAAGGTTGAATAATTATATAATATTTAAGATAAAACAGGAAGGAAAAGTCGTTGCATGGTTGGCTCGTAGCAGGTATAGCAAGGAATGGCATAAGCAGAATTTGGAAGATTATAAAAATGGAGTAGGAGAGCTTGCTTTACGTTACAGAAATAGTGAGAATGATTTTACAAAGTTTGTAGGGGGTTATGATTTAATTCCAGCAGGTTGTAGAACTGTTATTCTGGTAGAGGGAATATTTGATAAGGTAAATATAGACAGGATACTTCATTTGGATGTGGATAAATCGTTGGCTTGCTGTTTTACATTTGGTAATTCGGTAAGTAATGTCCAAATGAGATGGTTGAAGGAAAAGGGGATAGAAAACGTTATTTTGATGTATGATTATGGAACTGTGAAGGAATCAAAGAGTAACGGGTTGCACCTTTCTAAATACTTTAATACGGAAATAGCTTTTATTCCAGATGAAGGGATTGATCCTGGAAATATGACCCTGGAATATTTTGACAAGGTGATGCAGGATTTGAAAACACCGATTGAATTTTATACCGACCGACTATGAAAACGAGGGATTTACCAACGCCAAAATATTTAAAACGGCTGCAAATGGAGTTCTTTTCCTATGTAGTGCGTTCTATCATTTATTCTGAACCATATCGGCATATAAATGACGATATCGCAAGGAAGAAAAGGGAAAAGATCGTTTCTATGGGTAAACGGTTTGCTTTAGATACGATATTTGATTCAAAGGAAAATTTCATTAACTTTTATGAAAACAAGTTTTTAAAAAAGAGTGGTTTTCCTAATTTGACGTATGCAGGCATACCGAAAGATGAAAAGATAAAGTTTTGGGATAATTTCTATCTGTTAAAAGAAGGAACGCATATTTTCCTAAAAGAGGATGAAAGTGAACATGTGGTTGAAGTAAATGACCCTGATAATCAGGTGGTTTTATTGGAAAGTAAATTAGTATATTTTTATAGGGATTTAATAATCAATTATTTAAGTTATGAAAAAATTAAGAATTGTAAACACTTCGAACAATGAACTTCCTACTTATGCTACTAAAGGTTCAGCGGGTATGGATTTACGTGCAAATTTACAGGAGGATGTAGTTATAGCTCCGGGAGAAAGAAAGCTGATTTCTACTGGTTTAAAAATATCATTACCTGTAGGTTATGAGGCACAGATTCGACCTCGTTCTGGACTTGCCCTTAAAAAGGGAGTTACTGTATTGAATTCTCCAGGCACTGTGGATTCTGATTATATTGGAGATATAGGTGTTATCTTAATAAACCACGGAGAAGAAAGCTTCACAGTATCCAATGGAGATCGTATTGCTCAGATGGTGATTGCTAAACATGAAACCGTTGAATTTGAACAGGTGGAAAGTTTGGATGAAACTGAAAGAGGGGCTGGAGGTTTTGGTTCCACAGGCAAAGTCTAATTAAAAGAGGGATTTATTTCCCTCTTTTTTATGTTAAAAATTTGCATATTACAAATACAGTTACGATATTTGTATTGTCAAATTAAAGCATAATTACAAATGGAAAGATATGAAATTGGGGAAGTTGTAGAATGGCAGACCGGAAATATGATTTCTCGGGGAATTGTTTACGATGACGATGGAGGAGAGGAAATTGAAATAATCTTGGTGGATGTAAACGGGAGAGAAGCCTGCTATCATTTAAAAGTAAGGAGGGAAATATTAAAAAGGTTTGAGAATGTATAACAAGAGGATCATTTGCGATATCGATGATACCATTTGCCGGACTTTAGACCGTAATTGGGAAAATTCTGAACCTATACAGGAAGTAATTGATAAAATTAATTACCTGTATGATTTAGGATGGGAAATTTGGTTACTGACAGCACGAGGGCAGCTTTCTTGTAATGGGGATTGGGAAAAGGCAGATAAAAAATATCGAACCATTATTGAAAAATGGTTGCAGGCTCATGGAGTAAAATATCATAAACTATTGTTTGAGAAGTATTTAGCGACTTATTATGTGGATGATAAAAACCTTACCCCTAAACAATTTGTAGATTTACAGGTTGTACCTTTGGGCGGTGGTTGGTCTGGTTCTATGGTAGAATTACGAGATGGTAAAGTCTACAAACAAGATCGTAATGCTATCAATACTATCAAATGGTATAGTAAGTATGCAGCTGATGAAAAATGTCCGTTCAAGGTTCCTACTATTTATTCTTTGATTGGAGAAACTATTTGCATGGAGTTCGTTAGGAGTCAAGACCTGTTTCCGGACGATTTTTGTAAAAAGGTGATTGAGTCCTTACAATTCTTTAGATATAGAAAAGATTGTTATAATATTGGGTTTTCTTCATACATTGAGAGGATTGAAAATCATTGCCAGTTTAATAATAAATTTCATAGTATAATTCCAGCACTTTATAATATACAGGGCTTTATGGATTTATACTCAACCGAATGTCATGGGGATTTTTCTATCCATAATATATTGGGAATGGAAAATGAACTGTATTTGATTGATCCAATTTTTGAAGAAAATGCTTATCATTCTTATCTTTTAGATGTGGCAAAATTTAGATATTCACTTTTAAGAGAAGACAAAATTTCGCTATTAAATATTTTTGATGAGTATATGAATTTTTCAAATATTCTTCCGCAAAAGGAGGTCATGAATGTTTTAGAAATTTCAGAAGCTATTCGTACGTATAAGTATGCACCTGAAAGCGAAAAAGTAAAAGTAGAAGAATTTATAAACAAAGGATTATCATGTTTGAAAAAATAATAGAATTGAAAAATAAAGGAATGTGCATTGGTTTTACTGCAAGTACATTTGATTTGCTTCACGCTGGACATATTGCAATGCTGGAGGAAGCACGTTCTATGTGTGATTTTTTGATTGTGGGACTATTGACTGATCCTACAATTAGCAGGCCAAACCTAAAGAATAAACCCGTTCAGAGTATGTATGAACGATATGTTCAATTACAGGCTGTAAAAGGAATAGATATGATTATCCCATTTGATACCGAAGAAGATTTGGAAAATATGTTACTTATGATAATGCCTACTAAACGTTTCGTTGGTGAAGAATATAAGGATAAGGAACATACAGGCAAACATATAGAAGGGATTAAGATAGTCTATAATGATCGTAAGCATAATTATAGCACGAGTGAATTAAGAAAAAGATTGATATGAAAACTTGTAAGAAATCTAATTTAAAAATAGCTTATATAGTCCATTCTGCCGATCCTATGGGAGGATTCCCTCAACATGCGGAACTTGCTATCCGTGGATTAAAAGAATTAGGACATACAGTTGATTTCTTTTTGTTAAAGTACGGAGAACATTTTAGAGAGAAATCTGGAGATGTGCGCTTCTTAATTAAGCAAGGGAAACATGTAAATTTGGAACGAGGATGTGGTACAGGCCTTCTATATGAGCCGGAAGCAGGATGGGTTGAGGGTTTTGTAGGTTTCAAAACGAAGGAACAGAAACTCCGTTTAAAAGAAAAATTAGAGGGGTATGATGCTGTTTTTTGGCACACTCCATTTTGGTTTAAGCAGAAAGAAATATTGACAGATACCGATTGGCCGGAACTATTGAATCTTTCTAACCCTGTTAATATTGGGATGGTTCATGATGCTAATTTACGTGGGAATAGTGCATGGCAGTACCATATTTCAAAATATTTTGATAGGCTTATTACTGTTCATCCAGCTTCCTATAATTCATGTTCAGTGTTACCTGTTCCTCGGGTAATGATATTCAATCCACAGGATTTATCAACGGTGAATTTTGATAAGACCAATTTTGATAATATTAAGAAAACAGGGATTATATTCTCTCTTCAAAATTGGAAGGCTTCTAAACATGTGGATGACCTTATTCGTGCTATTCCATATTTAAGGGATGATACATTCGTCGTTTTGGGTGGTTCTGGAATTGAAAAGAGATACATGGAAGCAAAGTTCAAGCCTAAAGATAAATATATGGTAAACCGTTCTTCCGATCCGGACTGTTTGGAGGAAAATATAGGTAAACAGATTTTACCTTTGGCAAAATCTACAGGTAGAGTGGAAGATGTATTCTGGGTAAATCAACAAGAAAGGGACATTATATTTGGAGATACTGCATTCTTTATAGATACGGCGTGGTATAAGGTGAATAAAACATTGGGTTCTCATTTTTCAAGGACTTTGATTGAGAGTATTATGCACGGTATTGTTCCTATTGCTCGTAATTTGGGTCTTTCAAATAATGAGGAAGGAAATGGAGAAGTTTTTCAGGCTGGAATCAATTATTGGATGATACCTTATGACGCAACCCCTAAACAGTTTGCAGAAAGCATTAATGAATTGATGGACATAAGTAGGGAAAAATATGACGAGATAGTCCATAATAATTATGAATTGCTTTCTTTGTTTGAATATAAGTATATCGCACAAGAATATGAAAGATTAATAAGGGGAGAAGAATGCGGTATTTATGGGGGTTATGAAACAGGTGAACCTACCAGAGAATTTATTGCCAAAGCCGACGCGCAATGGTTTGGAACGGGGGATAAAAAAACTTTTGCTTTTAAACATGAATAGAGGATATTCTCAGATGAGTTTTTCATTATGAAAATGTTAAAGTTTCAAAATTTTTTGAAAAAGTCTTGCGCAATACAAATACACTTACTACATTTGTAATGTCAAGTTAAGGCAATAAAAATTAGTATAACAAACAAAAATTTTGAAACCATGGAAAAGCAAGAAATGGAAAAGAAGTTCAAAGGGTACAACACTCAGCTTCTGCAGAACAAATTCAAAAAGTCTACTTCTGAAGTAGAAAAAGAAATAATCGCCAGCATTCTTCAAAAAAGAGGAGTAATGTCTATCGCCGAGGGGGTTAAAGGTTACGCTTACGATGAAGAGCAGGAAAAACCTTTTGAAGTGGAAGACAAAAATGTGCAGGAAGAAGTTCCTGTTCAAAAAGAGCCAAAGGCTAAAAAGGAAAAAGTTCAAAAAGAAAAAGTAATTAAAAACGGCCTGGAAAAGTACCACCCTGTTTATATTCAGGCTTCCAAAGTTACGAAGCTTCAGGCAGGAGATGAAGTTCGGTTCATTCGCAAAAAAGTAGAAGTAAAAGCCGTAATTTCTCAATTCTGCTACAAGAGTTCTCGTGGAGTGGAAGAAATTATCTGCAAGGCAGGCGAAGATAAAATCTTTTGGGTACGGACTTCCGTGGTCATTAAACACATGGGATTATGAATTTCAAACCAAATGAAAATTTTCAGTATTATCTGAATTTTATGGTTGAGCGCATGGAAATATTCTGGAAAAGATATTTCCATGTGCCTTTTCCATTAACTGATGACCCTATTTTTAGGGAATTCAAATTTACAAATGTTTACCGTGCATTAGACCGAGTAAGCCAGTATCTAATAGGAAATGTTATTTACAATGGAAAGGAATACTCCAGAGAGGACATGTTTTTCCGTATTCTGTTGTTTAAGCATTTTAACAAGATTGAGACGTGGGAACGCTTACAAACTGAATTAGGCGATATTACTTTAGAAACAGATTTTGAAGCTATCGTTGAAGTATTGGACGAAATGGTTCAGAAAGAGCCTGTTTATAGCAATGCTTATGTTATAAATTGCTGCTTCTACCAGATGCCAAAGTATTCTTATATTCAGGGTTGGTCAAAGTACAGAGCGCATTTGGATATTTTCAAAAAGGAAATATTTGAGAATGGGTTTGTAAATACATTGCTTGCCGCAAAAAGTCCGCTGGAATTGTATGATTTACTCCATTCTTTGGATATATATGGAGATTTCACAGCACAACAATATGTCTTTGACTTTATGTATAGCCCTCTGTTTGATTTCAGTGAGAATGATTTTATTGTAGCTGGACCCGGAGCAAAGAGGGGGATAGAGTGGACGTTTGATTTTGAAGGGAAAACAAACCGTAAAGGACGGATTGACTATGTAGCTGTGATAAAGTGGGTTCACGAAAATCTTGAGGAGTTGCTTGCGGAGTGGCAAAAAAATCACCCTGGAAAAGAATTCATTCCTTTGCCTGGACGGATGCCTACTTTGATTGATTTACAAAATTGTTTTTGTGAAACTTCCAAATATAGCAAAGGGATCGGAAATAGGTTTTCAAAAAAGAATGAACGCATAAAGAATACATTTAAACCGAGTAAAAAAGAAATTGATTTTGTATTCCCTCCTAAATGGAATATCGTGATGCCGGAAAAATAAATATTAACATCTAAATTTATAGATATGAAAAAAGTAATTTTGATTATGTTTTTATTGATTGCTGGTTTTGCTTCGGCCCAACAATCAATGGGTTCGCATACTGGTTATATGGAAAATGAATCTATGATATTTTGCGCTTATGATGAATGTTATATGAAAAATAGATTGGTTGGAACAATTTCATTAGATCAGTTTTCCATAACTTACGAAAAAGGGACGAATATTTATCATATTCATATAAGCACTAAAGAGAGTGAGGCCTTTATTAGAGTAAAATTTAAGGAAGGAAACGATCGATCTGGATATATTTATGAGGGGGTAGAAGAAAACTCAGGGATGAGAGTTGCAATATTTTGTAAAAATAAATTGAGTTTATATACCAAAAATTTTGGATTTGATTCTGTAACTCAGATTAAAGATTTTGAAAAAGAAGGAATAAACTTTATTTTCCCAAAGACGTTAGTTATTTCTTCGGTAGCTGTCATTAAAAATTAGTAACTAATATATTTGTTAAAATATTTGGTTATTATAAGTAATGTTAGTTTATTTGTATTAAATATTAAATAACCGAGGAAAATGTTTATAGCTGAAAATTTAAATCAGGCTCTATTAATTACGGGGAGAGCTTTATTGGAAAAAGGGGTGGGGAGAGAAACACGTGGATATCGCTGTTTGGAACTTCCACACCCTCTTTTATTGTGTATTACCAATCCTACTGACAGATACTGTACTATTCCTGAGAGAAAATGGAATAAATATCTGGGCTGGGTGGAAAGCCTTTGGCTTGCAATGGGTATTAATGATATGAAGATGCCCTCCCATTATGTGAAAAATTTGTTGAGTTTTTCAGATGACGGGAAATATATGAGGGCTGGATATGGACCACGTTTGCGGGGTTACAATGGAAGCACTAAAGATTATAAGTATTCAACGTCTCCTGCTGGGAGATGTGGTGTAGATCAATTGAAGTTCGTTATTGACACTTTACAGAATGAAAAAACAAGTCGGCAAGCCTGCATAACTATTCATGATCCTATAAAAGATGATTATGAATGGAATGGGACAGAATACGTTCTAAAGAAGACAAAAGATATACCCTGCACCCGTACACTTCAATTCATGGTAGTGGAGGGAAAACTTGATTGTACCGTTACAATGCGGAGCAATGATTGTATCTGGGGAATGTCGGCTGTGAATGTGTTTAATTTCACCCTCATGCAAGAATATATCGCTGGAATACTTGGTTTAGAAATTGGTAATTATTATCATTTCGTAACTAACTTCCATGTATATGAAGATAAGGTGGATCAATTAAAGGAGATAGTTGAGAATAATAAGGTAGAAGATTATAAGAGTAAGCATAATTTTCAATATTTACTTCCGAATTCCTTAATATATTTTGATGTATTTATTTCTGAGTTGGCGAGGTTTGAAAGAAGGTTTAGAGAACATTCTATTAGAATTGATATTGATGAATATTTGAAATGGGAGACCCCTATTGGAGAATTTGGATATTTATGGAAAGACTGGGCGTTGGTGTTCTATAAACATGTTTTTCCTGAGGTTGAAATCAAATTTAATAACCCGTATTTAAACGATTTATTCTCAAAGTGATATGGAAACAGTATTAAGTTCAATTTTGAAAATGAAAGACGTGGAACGTTTTAACGGAACACGTAAATTACAGGGATATAACCTGTTAGAACATTCCTATATGACAGCTATGCTGTTTCGTACATTCGCTTCGAAAGAGGATGTAGCGTATGATATTAATGTTTTTGACTATGTGCTTTGCCATGATATTCCGGAAACAATTACAGGGGATTGTGTTCATCCTGTAAAGTATTTCAATGAAAAAACTTCTGATTGTTGGCACACTTTAGAGGAGGAAATACTCAATGCTAATCCAGGAATAAGGAGATACGGAAACATAGCCGAACATTTAACCGAAAGGCAGTATGCACTCTTCAAGATGTGTGATATTTTGGATTTAGCTATTTTTGTCTATCGTGAAATTAAGCTGGGGAACACATTGCCAGCTATGATTAAAACGTGGAATAAATGTCATGAATTATTCAGGAAGTATTCCAATGATTGGGAAGATTTCCCACATATAAAATCATTCGTTGATAAAGAATTAAATTTGAGTCAGTTATGAAAATTAGTGTAACAGGCATTATAGGGGTCATTGGTTCAGGAAAAGACACCTATAAAAATTCAGTTATAGATAATTCTGAACATTGCATTGTTGGGGATTTTTCGGACGGTGTAAGGGAATTCGTTTCGTCTTTTATAGGTTTCCCTATAAGTTCCTTAAATGAGGAGGAGTATCGCCGTTGGAAGGATAATCATGCGGTTTTCGTTATTGGGCGGAATAATTTACCTAATTCAAAGTTGACTGGACGCAGGTTGTTGGAAAATGTTGGAAAAACTTTACGAAGATATGATAATTCTTTCTGGGCAAATTATTGCGCATCTCAAATTTATAAAGAAGCTATTTCTTTAAAAGATTCTGGATTTAGCGGTAAATTGGATATCTGTTTTGGTTCGGTAAGGTATGCAGAAGAAGCCCGTTCTATATTTGATTTAACGAAGGATTTAGGAATGAGTTTTGAGGTTGTTCCAGAATTGAAAATGGTATTTACAAATTACAAATCTCCATTTTATAGCATAAGGAATGACGAGAGTGAATTCTTTGCTCAAGCATTCGTTAATATAGGGTGCAAACATTTGGAAGACATAACTCTTAAAGTTGCAGACACAATAGGATGGAAGAACTTATAAAATACTTAGAAGATAACTTTATTAAATATAAAGTTATTGCAGAGAACGTCGTAGAAATAGGAGGAAAGACTTATGGTTTGGCAGTAGCCAGACAGCAGGATATTATTGATGAAAATGGAGTTATAAAGCCAGGAAAAGCAGAAAAATTATTCATGCGTAATTTTCAATTTATAGGCGAATTATTGACGGATGTGTCTGTTGATAATTATGTTTATAAATTCGGTTCTCAGTGGTATTGGCTTCCTGTGGGTAAAGAAAAAGAGGTTACACTTACAAAGTTACGCTATATTGGGGAAACTACTTATTCAGGTTCTGAAGATTCATTTCTTGGGGTTCATGGTTCATTTGAACTTATGAACGGTTCTGGTCATTATGGAGAATGGGTTGATAAAGCTAAATTTTTAGGAATTAAAAATCTTGGGATTTGTGAACGTGATACTTTGGCTGGTGCTTTAAAATTCCAATTAGCTTGCCAAAAAGGAGGAATCCATCCTATTATAGGAATGGAGGTAACAGTATATCGTCCCAAAGAGGATTTATCTTATACAGTAAAATGTTTTGTTGAAAATGAAAAAGGTTGGGATAATCTTTTGGGGATTAATAAGGAGATAAATTGTGAAAATGGTAGGTATGTAGAGGAGGATAAATTCTTTGATTTGACGGATGGTTTGGTGGTTGTTTTTGACCCTAAAACATTGGATTTTAATAAAGTTCCGTTATTAGTTGGGCATTACCAATTAGACACCGTTGAATATACGAAAGTTGATAGAGATAACTGGTACTTAACCAATTTGAGAGAATACATATACAGCAAGTTAAAGCCTGTAGCAATTTGTGATGCTTATTATTTGGAGGCAGATTATTCTATCATAAAACAACGGCTTAATTCCATTGCTGGAAAATCCACTTATGAAAGTCATAATCAGTATTTTAAGAATTGGGATGAGTATTTGATTGAATTGACTGCATTATGTAAAAATAATGAGGATGGAGATAGCATAGCCGCTGAATTATTTGAAGTAGCTGTTGAAAATCTACATGATATCGTTAAACGATGCAAGTTTACGATTCCTGTGAAAAATAGGCATTTGCCAGCCTATAAAATGAAACCCGAAGAAGCCAAACAATTTTCTAATTCAAAGGATCTGTTTTGGTATTTGATAGAAAAGGGTATAGAAAATCATCCGGAGTTTATTGATAAATATGGAGAGGATGCCGTAATTGAAAGAATTCAGAAAGAGGTAGATACAATAGAATACGGAGAGACTATTGATTATTTCCTTATTCTTTGGGATATTGTGGGCTGGTGCAGAAAAGAAGGAATTTTGACAGGTCTCGGGCGTGGTTCAGCGGGAGGGAGCCTTATCGCGGCACTCCTGGATATAACACGGTTAGACCCTATTGGGTTTGATTTACTGTTTGAAAGGTTCTTAAATAAAGGCCGTGCGGGTTATTTTACAGATTCTGAAATTATTGAGGTTACATTGGAAGATGGGACTGTAAAAGAATATTTCCCTGAACAATGGGTAGGAAAGGGGAGTAAGCAAGCTAAAGAGTTAAAGGTTGGAGATAATTTTGTATATTGATATGGATTTACTATTTTTGTTTAAAAATATAGAACCGTGAAAGAATATTTGTCTCTTTGTGTAAATTTTCATATTGAACCTTTTCCAGTGAGGAAAGGTAAAGTATGGAAGTATTATTATTTATATGAAACTACCAATAAGATAAATGGGAATAAATATGTCGGATTAAGAACTTATTGTGGATCATATCCAGAAAATGATTCTTATTTGGGAAATGGATTTAAAGTTATTAATGGGAAATTAGTAAGCAGGTTCAAGAATAAAACTCGTTTTGCAAAAGAGTTGGAAAAATTTGGATTTGAAAATTTTGAAAAAAGGATCATTTGCTTTTTTGAAAATAAAAGGGATGGCCTAATTTCTGAAAGAAATGTTGTAAATGAAGAGTTCATTAAACTTCCAAATGTTTTAAATATGGTAGTAGGGGGAGGAACACCTCCTATTGGTAGTGGAAAGCAAAATAATAATTATGGAAATTATTGGACAGAAGAAATGCGGAAGAACCTTTCTTTAAAAATGAAAGGAAGATATAAAGGAACATTAAATCCTAATTATGGTAATAAATGGCCTGAAGAAAAGAAAAGACAGCTTTCAGAAAAGAAAATAGGTAAGGGATTACGGGGAGATAATCCAAATTCAAAAAAAGTGAGAGTCAGAGTAAATGATGAAATACTGATATTTGGATCTATTTTAGAATTTGGGGAATGGGCTTCATTGTCTAAAAAAGTAGCTTATAATGTAATTGCGAATAAAAAACAGATTTCTGATAAATATACAATATATTATGAAAATAACTAAAATTGAAAAAAAGATTGGGCAGCGATTCGTTCCGGTTTCGCTGCCTGATTAATCGCCCCCTCTGGGCGACTGGAGGGGGCAAATGTACATAGATACAGACTTCCCTGGAGAAGTAAGGGGAAGAGTTAAGGAATATATGGAGCAACGTTACGGAATTACGCAGGTGTGTTCGGTTGGAACTTATTCTGCTTTGCAACCACGTCAGGCAATAAAGGATTTTGCTCGCCTTATGGGTATTCCATTCCAGGATGTGAATATGGTCACAAAGATACTGGAAACGAGTGATAGGAAGTACGAGGATATATTTATAAAGGCTTGCGGAAATGGCAGATTGATGGCCTTTATTCATAAATACCCTGAATTGATAAATGAAATTTCTATAGTTTTGGGCGCACCTAAAACTCAATCAATTCATGCTTGTGCAACCATGATATTTCCGGATGAGCACGATATGTTCCATTGGGTTCCGATACGAAAGCAGGAAGGAATGTATGTTAGTGAGTGGGAAGGAAATGAAATGGATTCTGCCGGGTTTTTAAAAGAGGATATCCTGGGGGTTAAACAGTTGGATAAATTCCAGAATATATTGAAATTGATAAAGGAAAATCACGGGGTTGATGTTGATATTTACAATTTACCTTTGGACGATAAAGAAGTTTACAGGTATTTTAAAAATGGGTGGAACGGGGATGTGTTTCATTTTGGTTCTTCTGGCCTGACTTCCTATTGTAAGGAAATGCAACCAGATAATATTGAGGATTTGGTAGTTGCTATTTCGCTGTATCGTCCGGGAGCTATGGAAAACAATTTCCATAATGAATATATAGCTCGTAAACGTGGAGATAAACCTGTTGAATATTTTGTAGGGACAGATGATATTCTTGGTAAAACATTGGGAATTTTTTGCTACCAGGAGTCTGTCATGGAAATATGTCGGAAATTAGGAGGCCTTTCCCTCGTAGAGGCCGATGACGTGCGTAAAGCAATGGTAAAGAAAAAGTATGAGGAACTCACAAAATACCGTGAAAGATTTATTCCGTATTATGTTGAAAATTTCAAAGTAGATTTGGAATATGCTGAACATGTATGGGATGCAATTGATAAGGCTTCCACGTACTTATTTAATCGTTCTCACGCCGTTGCTTATACTTTGACGGGTTATATAAGCCAATGGTTGAAAGTTCATTATCCTTTGGAATATTGGACTGTAGCGTTCTCGTATGCAAGTGATGAAGACTATGCTGTATATATCCAGGAAATTAATGCTTCAGGTAATACGGAGATAGTTTCTCCGGATGTGAATAAGTCTGAGAAGTATGTTTCTTCGGATGTTAAGACTAATAAAATGTATTGGTCGTTGCTTAACATAAAACAGGTTGGAGACCGTGCAGCTGATCAAATTTTTAATGAACGTATTGAGAATGGTGAGTATTTTTCATTAGCAGATTTTGCAGACCGTAACCTTTCCTATAAAGAAAATAAGGTAAATAAGCGGGTTATTGAGAATATCATTATGGCAGGTGGATTTGATGTGGTGGAAAATATAAAGAAGCCACACGAGAGAATGAAGCTAATAACCGATTATAGGGAAATGGTGCGACAAAAAGTTAATGAAGAAAAAGACATTTTTGTTAATAACCCAAAAACAGCCTTTGATTGGTGGTGGTTGTTACAGCAAAAAGCATTGACCGGGTTTGCTATTTTTGATTATAAGGAATTGATCAATAAATACCTTGTTCCTAAAGTAACAGGAGAGTACCCGATAATTGATTTTGATAAAGCTAATAGCCCTGATTTTTATAATGGGAGAAATACGTTGATGTTGGCAGGCGGAATAGTACATGATATATTCATTAGGAATTCTGCAAGGGGTAATTTTGCGAGACTGGTACTTGAACAGAACTATAAATTTTTGAAAGTAACCATATTTTCTCAATTTTATGAGGAGTTAGAAAGTTACTTTGCCAATGTTAAAGGCAATATCCTTTTGATGAATGGTTCGATGGCTTACGACAATTATAATAAAGAGCCGTATTTGCAGACGAGAACTGACAGTAAATTTGTAATTTTAACATAGATAATTTGTATATTAAAAGTACACTAACTATATTTGTAAAAATAAACAGGAATGGAAAAAGTCAGCGAAAATAAAGATGCAATAGTATTGCATCTCGGTGAAAATCCGGTGGTTCTTTTATCAGAACCATTTAATTCTGAGATTGACGTTGATGCTTTAACCCGCATTGATTATACTAACCTTATTGGAGAAATGGTTACTATTTCGGCTTTGATGAATAAGGTGGGTAATTTGAGAGCAGAAGCAGAAAAATGCCTTTCAGATGATAAATTGGATTGCGATATATATGAAGCATCCAAGAAAAAATCATGGCGTAACGAAGCCAATCGGGAATCCGGAAAATTCATGGTAGACGGGGAATCCATAAAATTAAGTGAAAAGGCTTTGGACGAAGCTATACTTTTAGACCCGTTGTACCAGCAAAAGAAAAGAAAAATAATCAGCTCCCAAAGAGTTTTCAGCATTTTAGATAGCTGGTTCTGGTCAGTAAATGATAAGAGCAAAAAGCTCAATAATTTAGTTAAACCATTAGAACCCAACGAATTTGTAAAAGAACTTATTGAAGGGAGAGTTAATTCATTCATTATCAAAAAACCAAAAATTTAATTATCATGGCAAAATTTGACAGAAGCCAATGGAAACCGACCCCCATTTCGGCAGTACAGGAAGAAGAAAATCGTTCCAAGGAAACCGCTCGCTTTTTCGGGTCAAACAATTACACCACGTATTACACCATAGAAGATGGCGAAAACGAATTCCGTATTTTACCTAATCATGAGCCTGGAAAGAGTGCCTATGTAGCAACCCGCACCGCATTGCTCGAATGCGAAGGAGATAAATACGAGAACGGACAGATTGTAGGCAAGGAAGTTCGCAATAGAAAAGTATTTATTGCAACCACGCATTCCGCAGGTAAGATGAAGGAAGACCCTATTGAAACCTACATTGAGTTCGCTCAAGAACTGGCTAAAAGTCAGTTTGATGACCCCAAACAGCAGGAGAAATTCCTCAATCCTATCCGTGGATACAGACAGGGAACAAAATGGGTTCCGGGCATTTTGCCAAATTCTGAGTTCGTTGCTTATGTAGTAGGAAAGCAGGGTATCGGCCGAGTGAATTTACGTAATAAATGGCTGAAAGATATGCAGGATTTGTCTATCCAGCAAACAGCAGGCGACGTGATTGCTATTGATATTTTCAGTCACCCGACGCAGGGATTCCCGTTGGTTATCCATAAAGGACTTTCCGCTCAAAATCAAACGGAATACAAAGTATATACTCGTCCGTTGAAAGTAGGTGAAGGATGGGATGATTTCTTTAAAAAGTATGCTATTACGGATGAACAATGGAATACGTGGGAAAATTTACCTCATCTTAATGATCTTTTTGTAGGATCGTATTCTCAAAAGGATTTCAATATGGCTTTGGACGGCCTGAAGCGTTTTGATGAAAAACATGGGTATAATATTTTCGGTAATGAGGAGTTCCTGGATAGAATTGAAGCTATGGCAGAACTTGTTCCGGAAGATAAGCCCAAAGCAGACGCAGCACCAAAATCTCCTAAACCAGCCCCGAATGAGGTAAAGAAGCAGGATAAATATCCTCAGGATTCTCGGATTAAAATGTTCTTGAGAGAATATCTTGCGGAGAATGCTGAAGTTTATGGGGAAGGAGCAGAATTGCCCGTATTTGATACTCAAGAGGAACTCCATGAATGGTATGATATTGCAATGGCAGGAGGAGAACTTCCATTAATGCCGTGGAGCAATGAAACAGCATCTACAGATGAAGCACCTGAACAGGAAAAAGAGGTTCCTAATCCTGTGAATACGGATGTAGCTTCTCCTGTAAAGGAGGGTTCTCATCTTTCTGCATTGGAACGTATTCGCCAAATGAAAGGGGGTAAATAATCATTAATTAGCCCCCTGAAAAGGGGGCTTTTTACTATTATATGATATGAAAGAGGTGATAGCTATACTTTCAACGGATAAACATATTACCCCACGTAATTTATCTGAAATGTATGACTTGTTCAAGCAAGAAATCATTTTGGCAAAGGAACGCAATGTTTCTAATATTATTTGGCTGGGGGATATATTTAATAGCCGTGAAAGCCAACGGCAAGAGGTTTTGACCTTTTTGTCAAATATTTTGATTGATTACAAGAATGCAGGGTTGGAAATATATTGCATTCCTGGAAATCACGATAAAACGGATTACAATTCCTATGATTCATTTTTGGATTGCTTTATACTTGCTCCGCATTTCCATCTATTGAAAGAAGCAAATTCTTTCACATTAGGAGGAGTAAAGTTTGATTCTGTCCCATTCTTTAATGAAGAAAAATGGTTGGAAGAATTTAATAAGATTCCAAAAAAGGAGGCAGGTCAAATATTGCTTTCCCATATAGCGGTGGATGGTAGTGTGAATAATGACGGTTCAAAAGTAAGTAGCGAAAAGATAAAACCGTCGATGTTCAACCACTATAAGTCAGTGTTCCTTGGACATTACCATAATGCGCAACAAGTAAGTAAGAACATTTTTCATTTACCTTCTACACGTCAGAATAACTTTGGGGAGGATAATGAAAAAGGATTTACTATACTGTATAATGATTTTAGCACTGAATTCATAAAATCTAAGTTTATAGAATTTGAAAAATTTCATATAGACTTAGAAAATTCTTCCATTGAGGAAGCTATGGAATTGGCTAAAACCATAGAAAAGGAAAATGTACGTATAACGTTTGAATTCAGTGGAAGTGATGATAAATTACGTGCGCTGGATAAAAAGTTCTTTATCAATCTTGGAGTAAGCGTTACCACTAAAAATAAGGATGTTGAAGTGGAGGATGTTGAATATGCAGAGGAAGTAAAGAAAATGACAGACGATGATATAATAGAACATTTCAAACGTTTTTGTAAAAAGAATAATTACCCCTTGGACGAAGGGATCAAATACTTGAAATAAAATGGCACTCGAAGATATTGTTAATAAAATTACGAAGCGGTTTGGAAAAGAATCCGTTTCCCAAACTATACCAGATGTTGAATTTTTGACGTCAGGTAGCCTCAGCCTGGATTTAGCTTTAGGTGGAGGCTATGCTAAAGGGCGCGTTATAGAAGTAGACGGATGGGAAAGCTCCGGGAAGACGACACTTGCTCTACATGCTGTTGCGAATGTTCAAAAGGAGGGAAAGATCGCTGCCTATATAGATACTGAACATGCTTTGAATCTTAATTATGCAGAAGCATTAGGAGTTCAGGTTGGTGGGGATAAGTGGATTTTGAGTCAACCAACGAACGCGGAGGAAGCATTGGAAATAGCTCGTGAATTGGCAAAAGAAAAAGAAATAGGAATAATTGTTTTGGATTCTATTGCTTCGTTCGTTCCAAAGTGTGTGTTACAGGGTGAAGCAGGAGATCAAAAGATGGGAGTATTGGCACGACTTTTGAGTATGTGGCTCCCCACTTTGATTCCGGATATTCAAAGAACTGGATGTATCGTGTTTGCCATAAATCAATTCCGTGAGAAAATCGGTGTAATGTATGGATCACCCACGACCACTCCCGGAGGCAACGCCTTGAAATTTTATTGTAGCCAAAAATTGGAGATCACCCGTATGGGAAGTGAAAAGGACGGGGATGAAGTTTATGCCAATAAGATTAAAGTAACAGTTCGTAAGAATAAGGTTGCCCCGCCTTTTAGAACGGCAAATTTCTATATTCGTTTTGGTCAAGGGATTGATTTAGAGAGGGAAATATTGGATTTGGCTATAGAATTTGATATTGTGAAAAAGGCTGGTTCGTGGCTTTCTTATGGCGATACAAAATTAGGACAGGGAGTAGATAATGTACGTGAAGTACTTTTGAACAATCCTGATTTGTTTGAATTAATTCTTAAACAAGTAAAAGAAAAATATGAAGCCGTGCAGCCTTAAAGCTACTAATTTCCTTTCTTTTAAGGAATTAGAATATAATTATGTAGATAACCCCGTGTTGATAAAGGGGGAAAACTTGACCGAGATAGACAGTCAAAAATCAAATGGTTCGGGTAAATCAGCTATTGAAAATGCTGAAATGTTTGCTCTTTTGGGTGTTTCTACAGCAGGTAAAGATACTTTAGACCGTGACTTGATACATTGGGGAGAGGAGCAGGCTTCTGTCAGTATGGAGATAGTTTGTCCTATACGAAAGGAAACTCTATGTATAACCCGCACAATATTCCTAAAGAAATCTTCTACATTAGAAATTTCCATAAATGGAGAACCAGCTTCTTTCAGTACAGTAAGAGACGGAAATGCGTTTATATTGGAGTGGCTTGCAATAAGTGCGGAAGACCTCAAGAATTATTATATAATTTCACATGGAAATTATACTTCGTTTTTCACAAGTGGAAATGTTGATAAAATGAAGCTTATAAGTCGTTTTTCTAATTTTTCCAGCATTGATAAAACTTCTGCTGCTATAAAAAAGGATATAGAAGCTCTTAATGAAATTAAAGCAGAAGTTGAACAGCGGATGAATAAGAAGCTGGGAGAAAAAGAGGTATATGAACGACAGTTGGCCGAGGAACAAGAACGGGATTTGGAAGAGGAATACAATGCTAAACGTGAAGCATTACTCAAACAGGTTGAGCAGTATGAAGCAAAAGAGGTTGAATCCAAAAACAGCATAAAGGAAAAGAAGCAAAAGATTGAGGAATGCAAGTCCCTGATGCGAGAAGTATTGACCAAAGGTAAAACCATAACCGAGGAAATAGATAAAGCAAAGGTTGATTATACTGAAATTTACAAAGCAATAGATGAAGAAGTAGGTAAAATCAAAATTGAAAAATCTGAGCATGAAAAAAGTAAAGCCAAATTAACAGCCACTATTGAATCTATTGAGGGCAAATTGGCGGTTCTTCGCACTAAATTGATGGGGGTAATAGCCTGTCCCGCTTGCGGTCATAAGTTTTTGCCTGGAGAAAATACGGATGAATTGTCTTTAAAAAAGGAAAAGGATGAGTTTGAAAAAGAGGTAGATGAATATGCTGTAAAATTGAAAGATGAAAAGGAATCCATAAAAGAAATAGATGGTGTAATTTCTACTTTTGAACAGGAACGCCAAAGCACGCAGCAGGAAGAAGAGGAGCACCTCATCGCTATCCGTAAATTGCAAACCCAATTACATTCTATCAATTTACAGGCAAAGGAGCTTGAAAGTAATATAAAGATAGAAGAAGGGAGCATACTTGGACTTGAACAAAAGATTAAGGAGAGTCAGGAGAATTGCCTCAACCTAAAAGAAACTATCCGTAAAATGGATGAAACAGGGATTGACGGCAATACGGCAAAAATAGAGGAATTGGAAAATTCTATAAAGTTGGCACAAGTTTCCGCTAATAAGGAAAGTAAAGAACTTGATAAGATAAATACTCAAATTTTCAATACCACACAATGGATAACCCGTTTTAAGGAATTTAAGCTCTTTCTCGCAGTCGAACAACTGGAAGTTATACAAGGGTATGCAAACAAGTTCCTTCGTGCAATGGGGACAGATTTACGAGTCAAATTGGAAGGATATAAAGCCCTTAAAGATGGGACAGTAAAAGAAGAAATTACCGCATACATTGTAAGGGATGGTTTGAAAAAGTTTTGGTCATTCAGTGGAGGAGAGCGTTGTCGCTTGGAAATAGCAATGATGCTTACCATACAGGAAATGATAAATTCAACTAATCCTTATGGAGGCTTGCATTTCTTACATATAGACGAGGTAACTGAAGGGATTGATGCACTTGGTTTAAGTTTGATTTTGGAATCACTCACCGAGTTCAAGTTTCCTATTCTGATAACTACACATGTCACTGAAGTGGTGTATCCGGAGGTTTTGACTATTGTAAAAGAAAATGGAATAAGTAGAATATTATGAAAAGAATAGCAATGGGGGTTGACCCCGGAAAAAAGGGGTTTATTACTTTTTTAAGTGAAGGAGGAGAAGTGATTGAATATGTACCACTTTTGGAAGACCCAAATAGTAAGTATATAGATTTTACTCATTTGCGTAAAATATTTAAAGAAGCAACGGTTGATTTAAATAAGAAGATTCATTGTGTGATAGAGGATGTACATAGCATTCCAGGAAGTTCCGCTCAATCCAATTTCAATTTCGGTTATATTGTGGGGGCTTTGGAAGAACTTTTGAAGAGTTTTGAAATACCGTTTACAAAGGTAGCTCCTAAAACATGGCAGAAAGAAATGTGGCAAGGTGTAGCTTTGAAAAAGAAACTTTCAAGTACTGGAAAAACACAGGTTAATGACACAAAGGCAATGAGTCTGGAAGCGGCAAAGCGTTTGTTCCCCCGTGAAGATTTTAGGAGAACAACCCGTGCAATCAATCCAGATGACAATAAAGTAGATAGTTTATTAATGGCTGAATATTGCAGGAGGAAATTCTTATGATAAAGTTTATATGTAAAAAATGTGGAGAGGAAATCCACATTGGAAAAGTTCGTTCTACTTACAATAAAGAAACTCAGAAAATGGAGTTTCTTGACCGAACTGTTTGCCCTAAATGTGGAGAGGAAATGTCTCCTGAAACGTATGGGGGGATAAATACGCCAAATGTTTTGAATTTTAAGCAATTACCTGATAGTCAGAAGAAAGCTATTTTGAAAAAACGTGCTCAAAAGCATTTTGAAAAAATAGGCCACGAAGAAAAAGAATGGCGTAAACGTGAAACGATAAAAAATTCAATGTTATGAAAGAATTCTTAGAAAAGTGTTGGCAGTTGGTCAGTATTATTGAATCTCCTATATTAGTAGTAAGGGTCTTTGATACTCCTTATGCCTTTTTGGCAAAAGATTTCAAGCTGAAACAACCTTATGCTCCTTGGAATGAAGTTGTTGGGCAAGATATTACGTCTATGGTTACTGAGATAAGTATTTCAGCATTAGCCGAAGGGAATAATAATTACTTGTTAAAAGCTCAGAATTTACCGGAACTTTCTTTTAAATTCGGTCATGATGATTACATTGTGATGAATTATAAGAGAAAAAATGTGTATTAAAATTTGCACAATACAAATACACTAACTATATTTGTAAAAATAAAACTTTGAAGCAATGATAGACATTAACCTGTTGAAACAATACAATGAAGCCTACCGAGCAGGAAAACCGGAAATAAGTGATGCCGAATATGACGCTATGGTGGCTCAATTAAGGGATGAAGATCCTGATAATGAATTTTTCAAACATAGTGTAATAGAAGCAGCAAAGGAAGAACGGATGGAAATGTTGCCTGTTCCTATGTTTTCTTTGGAAAAGGTTAAGTCTATCGATGAACTTTTAGGATGGTGTGAAAAATATAGAGAGGATGATTTGCTCGTTTTTTCCATAACACCTAAATATGATGGGATTTCTCTTTTATATAGTGAAAATGATGGAAGAGCATGGACACGAGGGGACGGTATAAAGGGACAACGTTCTGATGAATGGGCGAAATGTATGGGGGTTAAACCTATAATGAAAAATTCACCTTTATTAGATTATATGTTCTTTAAAGATGATATTGGGAGTTTTAGATATACATGGGGAGAAGCCATTATTTCAAAAGAAAATTTCAAAGAAATACAAAAAACTACTTCTTATAAAACAGCACGTAATTTAGTAGCAGGGTTATTCAATGCGAATGAACCAAATCCAGATTTAATGAAATATGTAGATTTTGTTCGTTATGGTGGATTGAATGAAGAAAGGGTAAGAACCCGACCATTAACAAGAACTGATTACGTAGCTGAATTATTTTTTGATTTTGTAAACCGTAAAAAAGAATCTTGTGAGGTAGAGAAAGGAGAGATAGAAAAAGCTAATGTTGATATATGGAGTTTAAGGGACAAAAATGAATTTAGTAATTTTTTACAAGAGTTATATGCAAAATGGAGTGAAAAATACAATATAGATGGACTTGTTTTAAAAATAGAATCTCCAAATTTGAATCTTGAAGAACGTTTACCAAATGGGAATCCTAAATATCAGATAGCATTTAAAGACCCTGCATGGTCTGGATGCGCAGATACGGAAGTAGAGGAAATTACTTGGAAGATTTCAAAGGACGGTAAGAGCAAGCCTGTAATTAATATAAAACCCGTTCAAATAGGAGGGGTAACTATTAAGAATGTTACAGGATATAACGCTAAATATATGGTGGATAATCATATAGCAAAAGGCTCTGAAATTCGTATTATACGTTCTGGAGATGTTATCCCTAAACATATTGCTACATTAAGCCATAATGAAGCAGAATATGAAAAAATGATGGACGATATGATGGAATGTCCTTCTTGTGGAGGTGCTTTGGTGTGGGATGAAAATATGGTTGAACTTGTTTGTCAAAAAATAGGTTGTAAGCAAAAAAGAGTTGGTCAATTAGTTTATGCTTTTGCTACTTTAGGATGTGAGGAATTCGGAGAACCTACATTAATTAAATTGTATGATGCAGGCCGTTGTTCACTTCAGTCAATTTTCTATATGAGTGAGGATGAATTGAAGGAAATAGAAGGGATTGGTCCGGCTTTGGCAAAAGTTATTTATAACCAGATTATAAAGTTGAAAACTGATGGAGTTCCTTTGGCTCGCCTAATGACCGCAATGAATCTTTTTGAAGGAAAGATAGCTGAAAAGACCTGCCAAAAAATATTGAATAATGTAGTTTGGGAAGACGTTTTACATTTGGTAAATGATTTTGAAGCAGAAAAATTATTGCATGAACTTTGTAAGATAGACGGGGTTAGTGAAATTACTGCACAGGCTTTTATTGAAGGAGTGAGGACTTATCTGAATGGAAATGATGTACCTGTGAAGATAGCTTATATCAAAGAGGAAAATAATTCATTCGAGGGACAGATGGTTGTGTGTATGACAGGTTTCCGTGATGCTGAATTGGTTGCCAAATTGACATCCGATGGACATAGAGTTGTGGATGGGGTAACGAAAGAAACGACACACCTGATTGTTAAGGATAAAAATTCAACCTCATCTAAAATGAAAAAGGCTCAGAAAATGGGTATAAAAATAGTACAGAGGGATGAATTCGTATGGTAGAACGGTATTATTATAAGGAAGGGAATTTTCTTTATTTCGGGTTTAAGTACGAAAAAGAATTGGTAGAGGCGGTTAAAGAATTGCCTCAAGTTCTTTATAACCCAATGAATAAGGAGTGGTATGTGGAACTTGCTATATGGAAGAATGAGGAAATTTTAAATTTTATACGAAAATTTGAATTTGAAGAATACCGACCTCAAGTAGTTGGGAATTGTCCGTTTCCAATGATCCCCGTACCAGAAAAATTCACTTTGGAAGAAGTAGCCGAAGCAATAGAAGAGCTCCACCTAAAAAGAAAACCCCGTGATTATCAAATACAGGGTATTCACTACATTCTAAATCACGGTAACTGTATAAATGGAGATGACATGGGTCTTGGGAAAACAGGGCAAATGATCATAGTTTTGGAACTTTTGGACTTGTTTCCGTGCTTGATAATTACACCTGCATCTGTTAAATATGGATGGAAAAAAGAATGGGGAAAATGGACAGACAGGGAGGTGAACATAATTGATACCACTAACAAGGTAAACATTTTTGATGCTCCTGTAAATGTTATTAATTATGATATTTTAGGAAGGAAGGATAAGGAAAAAGGAAGTATTGATTATGTCTTTAAAGAAATAGCAAAGGTTAATTATAAAGCGGCCGTTTGGGAAATTCATTTTGCGAAGAATTATAAATCCATAAGAGGAAAGATATCTCGTAAATTGGCACGCCGTTTGCCTGCTGTATTTGGTTTGAGTGGTTCCCTGATTATGAACAGGCCGGAGGAAAGCATCAACCCTTTGAATATTATAAAGGTATTTGATGTTATATTCCCCAGTTTGCAAAACTTTCAATTACGTTATTGTAATGCCAAAAGAACGACATTTGGGCTTGACTTGAAAGGACACCATAATGTATTGGAATTACATGATCTTTTGAGGAACTATTGCTATATACGCAGAGAAAAGCGTGAAGTATTAACAGAATTGCCCCCTATTTCATCGACGGTTGTAGATTGTGGTTTAACCAATACTACACAATATCATAAAGCAGAAAAAGACCTCATCTCTTACTTGCAACAAGTAGACGTTGAAAAAGTAGAAGCAGCGCAAAGGGCTGAACATTTGGTAAAACTCTCCCTACTCAAAACCCTTGTGATTAAGGGAAAGATGAAAAGTATTGAGATTTATATAGAGGAGTGGTTAGAAAGTAATGATAATGGAAAATTAGTGGTATTTGGCACACACCGAGAACCCCTGGAAAAGTTAGCAGAAAAATTCAATGCTCCTACTTTACAAGGAGGATTGACGGCCAAAAAGAAAATGGAAATAGTGGAACATTTTCAAGTTTCAGATGACCGTGTTATCTTTTGTAATATAAAGGCCGTTGGAACTGGAACGGATGGTTTACAAGAAGCAGCGAGCAATATTGCTTTTATTGAATTACCAGATGTTTATACCGATTTAGAACAGGCTATTTCTCGTGTTGAGCGACAAGGACAGAAGTTTTCAATGAACGTGGCCTATTTACTTTGCCCTGATACGATTGATACCAAATTATGGAATTTACTGCAAAATAAGAAAAGCGTTACAGATGGGGTGAATAAAGGGATTGCAGATGAAAGTTCTATTAATTTGGAGTTGTTAAAAATGTATAAAGTGTAGCTAAATTATTTGCACAATATAAGTATTGTTACTATATTTGTAAATGGAAGAAATTACAATGTTCACGGATGGAAGTGCTTGTATAAAACCTCCAAAATTAGGAGGGTGCGGGGTTTATATTATCCATGGAGAAAAGGAATATTTTATTTCAAAAGGATATGTAAACACAAAGACAGGTAGGATGGAAATTTATGCTCTGTTATACGCCTTGCGTTCGGTGAATAAAGACATGGAAGTAAAAGTAACTATTTATTCTGATAGTCAATATGTTGTAAATTCTTTGAAGAAGCAATGGGTTTTGAAATGGCAGCGGAATAATTGGGAAGGAGCAAAGAATGTAGATTTATGGGAACAGGTATTGGAAGAAATAAGAGAACGTCCTAAAATGAAGTTGAGATTAAGATGGATAAAGGGACACCAGACAAATTTTGAAGATGAATTAGTGGTTGGAAATAATATAGCTGATATGTTGGCTGATTATAAAAATTACGATAATTATATAAAGGATCTGTAATGGCAGGATTGGATAAATATAAACAGGCTATTTTAGACGTGTATCAAAGCACCAATAAGAACATTTTTGTAAAGGCCACAGCCGGAAGCGGAAAGACTTATTTGCTTTTGCAATTAATGAAGCATACACAACCTTTTAAAAGATGCTTGTTTTTGGCCTTTAATAAATCCATAGCGGAAGAATTAAGCAGGAAAGTACCAGATGGTATTGAAGTTGCAACGATTCATTCTAAAGCCTTTAAAACACTTTTAGGAGCATTTCATTATAAACCGAAAATAGTAGAGAACAAGAATTTTCTGGTGGCTAAAAAGGTAATAAGTGAGGAACCTTTTGGGGAAAATCGGAAGAGATATTTTTCCTATTTATATAATATTATCGGCCTGTATAATTTGCTCAATTTAAATCTTGCATTCACATTTGAAGATGCTCGTAAAGTGTGCGAAATGTATGGAGAGGAAATGAATGAATATCTTTGGAAAGATATTACCGCAATTGATATAAAACGCACAAAGGAGGAAAGCTGTTTACAGATGAATGGTTTTTGTGAATTGGATTTTACGGATATGTTGCTTCTTACCTATAAATATGTTCCGGATGAACGTTTTCCGAAGTATGATGTTGTATTTATCGATGAGGCTCAAGATCTTAATCCACTTCAGCGAGAATTAATTTTGAAAATGATAAAACCAAATGGAAGATTCATTGCTGTAGGGGATGATAAACAGACTATTTATTCATTTCAGGGAAGCAATCTTAATTCATTTGAAATGCTTTCAAGCAGACCTAATACGGAAATAATGCCCCTTTCTATGACTTATCGTTGCGGGAAGAAAATAGTGGAGGCAGCTAAAGAAATTTTCCCCGAAGGAATTGAAGCATACGAGGGGAATGAAGACGGAATAGTACGTCGAGGAAACGTATTTGAAGCAAGAGAAGGAGATTATGTGCTTTGTCGTAATAATTTTCCTTTGGTTGAAGTATTCATAAAATTAATAAGCCAGCGGAAAAAGGCCGTTATCTTGGGTAAAGATTTCGGTAAAAGCATTTTGAACATTTTGGATAAAATCAATAGTTTGGATGAACTGGATGAATTGCTTGTGAAGTGCGCTAAATTATTGAAGGAAGAGGGAATTCAGAGGCCGACATTCCATCCAAGATATATTTCTTTGCAAGAAAAATGTGATATTATACGCCTTGTTTATCGTACTGTTGGAGAAACATTTATTTCTACAAAGGAATTAATTGAAGAAATGTTTGGAGATGACAATGGAGCAAGTGCAGTTACATTAACCACCATACATAAATCCAAAGGGTTAGAAGCTGATAGGGTGTTCTTTTTACAACCTGATTTGATTCCTTCTAAATACGCACAAACTGATTTGGAGTTGTATGGAGAGCGTTGTTTAAAGTTTGTAGCAATAACCAGAGCAAAGAAAGAACTAATATTTTGTTAATATGATTACTCATTTTAATAAAAAGACGGCATGGAATCGTAGGAAGGATTTTAAGATTGTTCCTGGTACTCCATTTTTGATCCAGGTAGTGCAATTTAAGACTGATAAATGGGGATTATTTTCTCCTTGCTTAATGATTACGCCAGCAAGAAAATCAGGCAGATTTACTTTTTTGGAGGAAATGATAGAACAGGTATTGGAAGAAGCCAAAGAAGCAAAGATTATAAAGCAAGAAGAGGATAAGATAATAGAAGATTTATGCCATAATGTAGGGTATGAAACGTATTATGCGCTAAGGGTTAACATTAAGAAAATCTTTGCTAAACATACAAAAATGTCCCATTGTAAATCGGGAAGTAAGAGCGGTAAATATTTAGAAACGGAAAGTATTGAATTGGAAGTACTCCCGTATATAGATGAAAAAGGAGAATTAAATTATAAAACGATAAGAAAGGTTGTGATATGAAAACAAAAGAAAAGTTTAAATTATATGTGCCTGTGACACGGAAATTAAGGTATGCAAATACTGAGAAATATGAATATCATACTACGATGCTGAGTGCTGAAAAAGTGGAAGGAGTTAATTTGCATTTACCACCTAAAGAGTTGATTTTAGAACATTTAGGTATAGAAAGGTTAAAATTGGAAAAAGATCCAAACTATAAGCCTATTCCTTTAATTATTCGGCTGGAAAAAGCTATATTTGCTAAAGCCCAACGGGATATCAAGATTAAAACAGGGATGGAATTACAGTATATCCCATTAACAATTTCGAGCCAGAATGTTCCTGTTTGCGTGATGGCAGAAAAAGAGGAAGAAAAACAAAATGAAAATTAATTTAAAACACATGCCAAGTAGAACAGATAAACGGAAAGAAATTTCCGAGTACATTTTTGTTTCAAAGTATGCAAGATCAGTCAACGGAAAGAAAGAGACATGGGACGAAGCAGTTGCACGAGTGATGCAAATGCACTTTGAAATGTTAGAACCCGTTGCAAAGGATAAGAAACTATTTAATGAAGTATTTCAAGATGCGTGGGAAGGATATCAAAAGAAACAGGTTTTAGGGGCTCAACGTGCTTTGCAGTATGGAGGAGAACAATTGAAGAATCATAATACTCGACTGTATAATTGTTCCTCTTCCTATTGCAATAGGATTGATTTCTTTAAAGAATTGATGTATTTGCTTTTGAGCGGTTGCGGCACAGGATATTCAGTTCAAAAGATACACACTTCACAATTACCCAAATTAAAAGGATGTGACAATAGCCGTAAAGAGGAATTCGTAGTACCTGACAGTATTGAAGGATGGTCTTTTGCAGTGGATAAACTTATTCGCAGTTATTATGAAGGATTACCTCGTGTTGAATTTGATTTTAGCCAGATACGGCCGGAAGGAGCATATATTTCAGGGGGATTCAAGGCTCCAGGACCAGCTCCTTTGGAAAAAGCATTAACAAAGATAACGAAAATTCTCAGCAAAGTTAAAGATCGTAAATTACGACCTTTTGAACTCCATCGTATAGCCTGCATTATAGCAGATAGCGTGATAAGCGGGGGAATACGTAGAAGCGCAATGATAGCCCTTTTTGATGCCGATGAACAGGAAATGATAGAATGCAAAGCCGAGCCTAATTGGTTTTATGAATACCCTGAATTAAGTCGTGCGAATAATAGTGTGGTGATATTGCCTGACACACCTAAAGAAGTTTATGATGGTATATTTGAAAAAGTTAAGAAATTCGGAGAGCCTGGATTTGTATTTTTGAAAAATAACCAATTCCTCGTGAATCCTTGCGCGGAAGTAAGTATGTACCCACAAATAAAAATTAACAATAAAATTTATTATGGTTGGTCTTTCTGTAATTTAACCGAGATAAATGGAGCATTAGTAGAAACCCCTGAAGACTTTTATATAGCTTGCCGAAGAGCGTCCATTTTAGGAACTTTACAAGCATGTTATACTAATTTCAATGTGTTAAGTCCAGCTTCTATAAAGATTGCTCAGAGAGACGCTCTTATTGGCGTGGGGATAACGGGTATGTGCCAAAATCCCGATATACTCTTTAATCCAGAAGTGCAACGCAAAGGAGCTAAAATAGTCAAGGAATGGAATAAGAAAGTAGCTGATTTATTAGGAATAAATTCAGCCGCAAGAACGACCGTTATAAAGCCAGCGGGAAACAGTAGTCAATTATTAGGCACTTCGTCTGGAATTAGCCCTTTCCATTTCCGTAAATACATACGCCATATCCAAGCTTCTCACAATGAACAGGCCGTAAATGAGATTTTGAAAGTAAATCCGCAAATGGTAACTAAATCTCCTTATAATCCGGAGAAAGAATATGTGACAGCATTCCCCGTTGAATTGGATGAACATTCATTAACCAGACAGGATTTAACTACAAGTCAATTTTTAGAATATATTCGCCTCACACAAAATAACTGGATTGAAGAGGGTACGAATTTTGAACACCCCTCTACAAAGGAAAACCCTGAACTCCGTATGAATGTGAGCAATACTGTAACAGTAAAAGAAGGAGAATGGGATTTTGTGAGAGATTATCTTTGGCAGTATAGAAATGAATTTTGTGGAGTTTCTTTATTGCCAGAGTCTGGTGATTTACAGTATCCTCAAGCCCCATATACGAGTTATTTGGATGAAAAAGAACTTGCTGAAACCTATGGGAAGGGAGCGATACTTTCCAGCGGTTTGATTGTGGATGGACTTTCATTATTTGAATCCATTTGGAAGGCTTGCGATGCTGCAAGGGGGTATAATATGGGACTCCTAAAGTGTGATAAGAATGACGTAACTGAATTTATAGGCAGTCATATAGTAGGGGATCGGTTCTTAGTGGAGATAAACGGTATTTCTATCAGTGATGTAAATGCTGTTATAGATTATCTCAATAATAGAAAAGATGCTCGCCTGGATTGGGTTCGTAGATTCAAAAAGTTTGCAAAGAACTATTTTAATGGAGACGAGGAGAAATGTGCTAATTGTCTGAAACATGTGGATATTTTCCATAAATGGCAAAAGATATGTGAAACCAAGACCATTAATTGGGGTGATATTGAATGGGAAGAGTTTGAACGAGAAGCAGGGGAAGACGTTGCCGCCGCTTGTCATGGGGGAGCATGTGAATTGAAATAAAGTTTTGTTTGTACCCTCTTACAATATACTGTAAGAGGGTTTTGTATAAATATGAATGTTAATAATATGTTAAAAACAAAATTTCACTTGCATATTACAAATACACTTAGTACATTTGTATTGTCAAGTTAATCAAGT